GCACTTCTATCACCTTGCATCGAACTATCTAAAGATGCAACAGTCACAGCTAATTCTACTTTCATAAACTCTAAAAACTTGACATACTCAGAAATAGAAGATACTGACTTTAAGGCTTTCAAGACTTTTGCCTCGTTAGTGAATTTCAATTTCTTTACTACATTCTCGGTAATTTTTATTGAAATAAAATCACTCATTACAGAATCTAGTTCATGACAATTACTTACACAATGATTATTAGCAAAATAGTTGTGGTTGTCTTTTATTCTCAAATTGTAAACATCATCTTTATAGTCTATTTTTTTTATACTTTTAATCTTCATTTGAATTGTTTTAAATTTCTTAATATTTTTTCTTCAGATGGTTGTCCAAAAACTAACGATTCATCATAATTTTCTTTGAACCATTCGTCTGTTATTATTTTATATTCATATCCATTATTAACACACCATTTTTTTGCACTTTCAAATTTGGATATGTTTTTTGGGTCATTATAGGTTGAATTTGGCTTTATCTCGTATAAAATTTTATTCTCCAAGTCAACAAAATCAACTATATAGTTTTTTTCAACATCTTTGTATTTATATGGTATAACTACTTTCTCATATAGAAATTTTTTGTTATAGAGTTGGAAATAAGCATCCCAAGTTGATCTGAGTTTAATTTCAACTAATATACCATCTCTATAAAATTTCAAATCACATCTAGATTTAGCCCAAGAATTTGTCACATTTGGTATAAATTCACCATTTTTAATTTTTTCTTTCATAAGAATCGAATTTTTCAACTTCATATTCTCCAATGTTTCTTTACTCATTCTATGAGATGTATTTTTATCACCCATCTGCCTCTTTGATATCGATTGATAATTACAAGATTTTCCACAATACTTGAATATCCCATGTATTCTCTTTACATTATGATAATCACTTCTCTTTGGTAATAATGCTACTAATTTTCTGATATTTTCACACTCTTCATTTTTACATTTTTTATCCCAATGTTCTGTTAAATATTCAAAAATTTCAGAAAAACTTTCAAATTCGATATCCAATTCTATTTTATTCAATTGGAAAAAATTCTCAATTAATTTTTTATTATTATAAAACAAATATTTTTTCCTATTAATATACATCAAATCATAGATACTATCTTTTTCCATTGTTGTCAATTTCATGGCATTCGGTTTTATAGTATATATCTATAATTTCATCCTCTATAGATAAGTCTTCAACCTTTTTCCATATTCCGCTTTTTAATTTTACTTTGTGATTTCCAGTTATTTGAATTATATCACCATTGTCCATTTCAAGTTCATACATTTGTTGACCTTTGTTTAAATTTTTATAGACAAATTCAACTTCTTTAATTTCTAATTCTCCATTACTCTCATTTATTGTCCAAACCAAATCACCAATGTTTACATCAGATATTCTTTTCTTAGAAAAATCATGTAAGGTGATTTCCGTATCAGGATGTAAACACTCGTCAACTATCAACATAGTAGACTCTCTTCCCTCTACTATATTTTGATTATAAAGAGCATAAGTTAAGTAAAGATGAAAATTTGTTAAGCTAACTTTACCGGAAATGTATCCATTTCTAGCACCATCATAAGGACAAGAATCACAACTAGTTTTATTTAATCTATTGAATTCTTTACCGTTAGCACAAGAACAGGCATATTGATTACAATCATAGTTCTCTTTACCCTTTAGGTTATTGATAGATTCATAACTGATGTCATATTGATCTTGTAGGATTTTTCCAGCAGTAATAATATCGATTTTAGTCCCATTATTGGCTCTTGAATACCAATCTGCTAGCATCATAGCTAAGTGTGATTTACCAACACCAACAGGTAAATCTAAGAGAAAAAACTTTATTTTAGCATTTTCACTATAGGTTTTTTTAACGAATTCGAGAGCGTCAGTTTGCTCTTTTCTGGGTGTGTATTTATTGATATCGCTTCTTAATGACATACAATTTATATTCTATAAATTGACATGGTTTAAAAAATAATTAACTTATCCCGAATCTCGATTTCATTCTGTTATAGTTTTGCAATATCTCTTCCCCTGTTAATGCTCTATAATAAACAAACGCCAGGGCTACTGAACCGTTAAAATACCCAGAACCATTTCCATTATAATATCCAATAGTAAAATCATCAGTCGTAGACCAATTTTCACCAGTTGAAACACTAGCTATTTGACTTTCTAACTCAGCGTTAATATATAATAAATTACCTAAATTTCTGTCAATCACACCAACCACAAATGTCCAATTTCCAGTATTGATTAAATTTTCTGCTGTTTCTGTTTCGACCGTACCTGTAGAGGGATGTGTAATGATCCCTAATTTTCCATTGGACTTAGTGTGTAGACTGTATCTACCAATTTTTCCACCGAAAAAAGGTTTTCCAATTATTGTGGCATAATCTTGGCTAGCTGTAGTCTTAATCCAAGCACCTAAAGTTACACTACTCGTACCAAAACTTAGAACATCACCAAAGTTAACATACTCATTAACACCATCAAGTGTAATGTTTCCTCTATTTCCGGTATTAAAAATCGGAGAATTAATTAAACTACCAGTATAATCATTCTTACTTATATCATAGAGAGGATTGCCTCTTAATTTAGTTGTAGTTGTTGTTGGATAATACTCACCCATAGTCTGGCTAAGTTCTACTTGAAATCCCCAAAGGGCATAAACATTATTATTTGCAGCACCGTTTATATCCCAAGTAGATTGGAATCCTATAATAGCACCTCCACTGATAGGTAAAGTTTGGGTCCAACTAAATCTTTGCCAGTCACTTGTAGCATTAATTAAACTATTTCTAGTAGGATCACCAATAAACTGAAAATAAAGTTGTCCACCAAGATCAGTACCACTGACTTTTTTAACCCAACAACTAATAGTGTATGTTTGTCCAGTATATGATACAGATAAGTTTGATGCTAAGTATCTGGTTGCACTCAAAGCCGCACTTTGTGCAAAAGTGTCTGCTGTTAGGGTTCCATTCGGAGCTGTTTCAGCATTAACAGAAATAGTAATTGCACTACCGTTGTTTATAGGCCAAAGATTGAATGTCTCGCTGTTAGTAACTAAATTTTCAAATCCATCATAACCTTTTGTATTTCCAGCATCAACATAAAAGACTAAATCATTTGTTACTAATCTTGGACCCTGTATTGCACTCATTAAATTTTATTTTCTTTTATATATTAAAACAGTCTTGAATATAAGACTGTTTTTCTATTTAATTATAAAGTTGGTTTACTGAAATTTCACTTAGTAATTTTACCATTTTTTGATATTCTTCATGTGTTGATAACTCTAAAAATATTTCTCTTAATCCATCTACATATTTAGGAAAATTTTCATTTAAGAAATTTCTTTTGAATCTGTTTACAGAACCCCTGTCATCAAACAATATTTTTCCTTCGTGTTGACTTGAAATTGTTGGATCAATAAAAGTTTCTCCAGTCAATACAAATCCTCCATCATCCTCATGCTTTACCTTTAATACAATAGTGAATAATGAATCAGTAATGTCATGCTCTTTTGATGTTCCATAAACAGATATGCAAATAGCATCAAATTCTGGATCATCATAATAAAAATCTTTATTTGAATCAAAATTTATATAAACATCAATGGGTCCTTCTTGCTTAATTTTATATTTATTTTTCTCCTTATTATATATCTCTCTATCACTAATAGGTGCAATAAAATTTCCATACTTGCCATTCCAAACATCAGCTTTGATACTGAAAGTACCAAATTTATAAGAATCCTTATTGTGTGCCCAAAAACTTAACTCCGATGCTCTTTTTTCATGTCCCAATTTTTTAAACTTATTCGCAGCAGATAAATATGTGGACGTATTCAACTCATTTACCTTGAAATCATTAAACTTCCTAATCATAAATTATTTTTTTTTATTGATTATATATATTATTTTTTTAATATATATTTTTATGAAATACTTAAAACTATTCGAAGATTTTATTCCAACCGAATCAAATTCAGATACACTCTACTTTTTTGACAAGATTATGGTTAGTTTATATAAAAATATACTCAATAGAAATTACGCATATTCAAATCTGAAACCTTTGTGATAAGATGATTTAGATATTGATTTGTATATTTTACTTTTTGTAAATCCGACCAAATCATCTATAGAATCATACTCGTGTACAAAATTATTATTTTTGTCGAAGCATTTGATTCTCCTTTTTTTTCTTTTATAATCACCTAATTTGAACTCTTTGAGAGTCGAAAAAACTTCATATTTTCTTTCTAATCTCAAATCCTTCGAATCTTCATATAAATTATCATACAAAAATTTCAAATCTTTATACGATGAATGTTTTATAGAGTACACATTTTTTCCGTCCTTAGAATTTTTTATTTGGTCTTTATTATTCTTCAAACCTGACTCTATAAAAAACTTTTTTATCTCAGTATATAGACTACCTGAAAGTATTTGTGTAAAAGACAACTTTCCCTCCTTACCATCAGTGTATATACAACCATCACCATCAAAAAGACCTCTTATAAAATGCCAGATGTATTTTTTATCGATTTCTGGAAAATTACATTCGAAAGATTTATTGTTTCTCAATCCGATGCACAGAAGATTTTTTGTAATTTTTTTTGAGCAAATATGTATTGTAAATCTTGTGTAGATTTTACTAGTCCTTTTATCGAATGATTTTATTTCACATATTTTATGCTCTGATTTCAACAGATTCTTGAATAAAGAAATCTGTTCAATATCTTTAGAGACAAACGAAAATCCATATCCATCTTTATCTATGCTACCATCGGAATAAATTAATCCTAAAGCGTAAGCTTTTTCCTTAGTGTCTATCTTTTCGAAAAATGTTAAATCGACATTTTTAACACCTTTACTTCTACTAGGGTATCGACCTTGTCCAGTCTTAATATTGTTTCTTTTCAATGCAGTCAATATCATTGGTGTATTAAATTCAAAGCCGAAGTATTGAGAAATCTCTCTATAGGTTTTACCTTCGTTGTACATTTCAATAATTTTTTCATCTCTACTAAAATTTTTATTCATCTATCGTATATGTTTTAGAGTATATATTAACATTATTAGTCTACCCTTCAAAAAATACCAAGTAAAATTTTATATATACTCTATGAAATGGATAAAATTATTTGAGGAATTCAACAAAATAGATGATGAAACATTATATATTTTCGATCTAGACGACACGCTTGTTGAAACGCCAGGATTTGAGGATATTGCAATAAAATACTTAACTGAATCAATTACAATAGAAGAATTGATAGATAAATCACTTTCTTGGATAGACAAATCAAAATCAGACTTGAAAATTGAAAACGGTAGAATATATGTAGATGACCCTCTATCAGAAATTGAAGTAAGGGGTAATTGGGTTAGAAAAGGTGATAGAGTTTACCTTGTTGCACCAAATAGATTTTATGATTCAGATTTGTCGTCACCAACAGCTAAAAAAGAATTGGCTAATTTCTATAATTCAGTAGAAAATAGGGCAATTGTAACCGGTAGATTCGAAAAGAATAAGTGGATAGTAGAAGATGCATTAAAAAAGTTTGGATTAGAATCTCCAAACTTTGGATTATATTGTTATCCCCATCAAAAAATTGAAAAAATTCCTGAGTGGAAAGGTGAAACAATTGTAAAGATTTTGAAAGAAAGTGGATTCAAAAAGGCAAAGTTCTACGATGATAGAAGTAAATGGGTAAATAAAGTAGTTAAAATAGTAAAAAGTCAATTACCCGATGTAGAATTTGAAGGAATAAAAGTAAGTTAAAAATATGAAATGGATTAAAACATTCGAAGCATTCAATTTCGACTTTGATTTATATAAAGAGATAATCTATCTTGAATTTAGAGAATTATGCAGAAGAGAAATAATCAAACCTACACAAGAGAAACTTGAGGAGATATATCAAATTTTGGCAAATAATACAAAAAAAGAAATAACGAATCCAAAATTAGGTGATAGTGTCGATTATATACAACAATATTTATATGAAGACTCTATAAGAAATTTCGATGTATATCCGGATTTTTATTTCTATGAAGTCGATTTATACAAATCACATGATTTTTATGGATTGCAAAATAACTACTTATATGTTACGGAAATCACAGAAAATTTCTATTTAATTTTATATTCTATCATTCCTGATGGCAAAGAAAGTATATACAGAAATCCATTCTATTTTATCTGTGATGACTTAGTGGGTATAGAGGAATTTGTAAAAAATGAACTGAATATTAGAAAATTCGAACTTGAACAATTTCCGTAAAAAAAGAGTTTGACTAAATCAAACTATCTTACTTCAATTATATTGAACAAACAAATAATGAAGACGATTATGATGACAAATTCAAAAAATTCAAATCTATTGTAAATAAAAATCTAATCAAGTAACAAAAGAGGATCTATTTAGACCTCTTTTTTTATTCAATCATTTTTTTATCCCAAAATTGTGGATACTCCTTCTTTTTGAGTGTGATTAATTCACCTAATTCAGTTTCAACTACTACCGTAACTTTATTTCTTTTAATTAATTTCCATTCACCAAAAGTGTCACCTTCTTTAATCAGATAAGAATTACTTAAAACTTTAGATTCTTCATCTTTAAACTTGAAGATGAATTTTCTTGGATTCTTTACTACGCCTCTACAAGTCTTTCCAATCAAGGATTCAGATAAACCTGTAACTTGAGATGCCACTTTTATAGATTCAAACTCCTGTATTAACTCACCGTCTAATGTAAATTGTAAAATAGCCTTGTTATTTCTTAAACGAGACACTTCATTCATCTTTTCTTGATCAACAGCGGCATTTCGTGATTCTTTAATTTTTCTTAAAGATTCTTCAGAATGTTTTTTACCGTATCTAGGATGTTTTAATCCAGAAACTCTATCAGATTGTTCTTGTTTAACTTTATCTGTGTGTTTTTTTCCAAAAAAGGGATTTTTTTCGCCCCTATTTATTTCTCTGAGTTTTATTTTTGTTTCTTCGGTTCTTATGATTTTGATGCCTCTTTCTTCCAGTTTTTTGTGATATTCTAAAAGAGAATTTTTCATTTTTTCATTTGATTCTGGTGAGTTTTTACCATTCAATCTACCCTCACCACCATCTGTAAGATTTGTAAGTGGACCCAAGTTTAGATTTTTTCTTCCTATTTTTTTAATTAATTCGATTTCTTTATCTACCGATTCTTCAAATGTTAAATTCTCAAATAAAACTTGTACTATTGGTTCTAATCCATATTTTTTTAGATTAATTAGTTTGTTTTTCTTATATCCGGAACTTCTTTCAAGAAGTTTTGTGAAAAAAAGTCTATCTTTTTTGCCTCTACCAATATAAAACGGTTCAAAATCAAATTTCAGATTATCATAAATAAACTCACCAGCATTTCCTGGATCTAAAATTGAATATACATAATAACAATTATTCATTTTAATTTTTTATTTATATATTAAATTACTTTGAGTCCCTATATCATAATTCACTTTCTAATTTCTTAATTTCATCCATAACTTTTTTCAACTCTTCTTTCTTTTGTAACATTATCTTTTTATTTCTTTTTCTATCATTGAATACATCAGTTAGCATTTGAATTGTTGGAGAATTTTTTTTCCTAAAAACTACACCATTTATACAAACAACATGATTAGATTTATCTATTTTAACACCGTTATCACAGAATTCAGGTCTATTTTTATCCTGTACACCAATAAAATTCTCTGGAGCAATGAACCACTGTTTTTGCGAAGTTGGATACATGCTCGAAAAATCATACGTCACACACCACCTATTCATTCCTGGTACTGGATCCTTTACCCAACCACCGGCAATTCCCTCATTTTCACCACCTTCTTTACCACTTCTAAAAAGAACTATATTCTCTTGGCTTCTAAATCTGTTTCTAAGAACACCTTCTGTAATTGCTAGGGAACCAAGCGCATTATTCATCTGTGAAATTACATCTACAATTTTAATTTGTGCTAGCGAAGATATCGCATAAATGATTGAGATATAGTTTCTGGCTTCGTGAATTTTCTTTACAAGCACAGAGTCAACTGCGTTATAATACATATAAATTTCAAAATCTTCTTCATATAACTTTTGAAGATTAGAAACATTTATCTCTCTAAATAGATTTTTATATTTTGAAAACTCTTCTTTTGTAAAGTCTACTCTCCTTGTACCACTATACATATAAAGCATATCTTTATCAGTTCTACAAATATCTCCTTCGCTAAAATTATAACCAGCGATAGTAGAATCTTGTAACAATTTATAAATAGAGTTTACGTATTTAATTTTCTCAACACCAACTAATTTACTAGCAACAAAATCAAGTGATGATGATTCTTTTACTTTAATAGAAGTATCACAGATTTCATAGAGTTGCATATAGTCAAATATCATTCTATGTGCAGGCATTTCTTCAGTTGACATCCAAACTTTATTAAGTCTTTTTGTTAGAGAAGAAACTGCAGGGTCTATAATATATTCTTTGCCGTTAATATACTTTTTCAATTTTCTGGCTCTATTTACAAGATATACCCAGTCATAGTTAATGAAGTTCCAACCTGTTAAGATTGGCATTTTCGGTATCATCTTATAAAAGAAGTTATACATCATATCGAATTCATCTTCGTATTTAATGTATTTTAATTTATATTCTGTACCGAATTTTTTGAAATAGGTATTAGCATTGGTAATGATTCTACTTTGTGCATCTTCTGTTAATTCTCGAAGACCTAAAAGAATAATTTTGTCTTCGTAGACTATTGAAATCGAAAGTACTTGAGTATCAGCGTTTTCTGCGGTCGGAAACCCGTCGATTATTTGGGTTTCAATGTCTATGAAGAAAATTTTAGGAAGATTGTATTCAAAAATTTCCTCTTTTTCTTTTTCTGGTAGTGCATCTAAAAATTCATAGATTGTATATCTATCTGGTGTTGTAACGGGTTCAAATTTAACTGATTTTCCATCCCAAGACTTATAGGTAGGATGTTTATCTTTATCCTCATCATCACAAACTGCATATTTCTGTGGATTTTCCCAAGGAAAATATTTTAGTTTGATTTCGCCAGATTTATCTACATAGCTGACGACTAACTTTTTGGTATTATTGAGATATTGTGTATCGACTAACATGAATTATTTAACATTTAGAATTATAATAAGAAATTTATGTAAGGTTTAAATAAAAATCCCCCTTTGTGAGGAGGATTAAAATTTAGAAGTCTATATCATAAAATTCAAAGTCTCTTTCATTTGAATCTGTGATTTTGATTTCAGAGAGTCTTAGAATTTGTGGTTGGTACCACCTACTTATTTTAAATAGTGTTCTTATAAAAGGAATATCATCTGAATGTTTATCAATTCTATCGGCATCTACCATAAGACAAAGGATTCTTTTATCGTCTTCTGGATTGTAGTTAACAACATCTTGTTGTTTGTCTTTTTCATGACCTTTTTTAGCATAACAAATGAATTTTGTTTGTAAAGATTCATTTTCTGGTGTATAAGTCAGAGTGATATCGGTATTTGGTTCTATATCCATCTCATCTTTTAGATAAATTCTAATCCAGAAGTAGACTTTTTGTTGTTCGATTATTTGATTTTGTGGATTAAAGTCAATATTGGTGTAATCAATTTTCTCAACATCTATTGATTTAGCTGATTCGATGATATTGTCTCGATAGCTTCTTCTTTTGACTAAATCTTTTCTATCTGGAAAAACATTATTTGTATCTAACATAGTATAATTTTTTAAGGGTTATATTTTAATTTATCGAATTTGTTGGGATTAGCCATAAAATACATAAAGCTTTCAGCTTCATCAGATGCAAAATACCCAGGTCTTCCAAATAAATTAGCCACATATGCTAGTCTTATTGATTTGAAAATAGTTGATTTTGTTATTATAAAGACAGCTTCCAGTTTAGCTTGTGGTAATTTAGTTTCAATAAGTTTTACTACATTTGGCATTTTAGAACTATCAAAAATCGGATTGTCGGTCCTCATATTTTGTGTTGCTCTACAAAATTCAGGAAGGTGTTTAGTAATTATTTCTTCTACTACTGGTAATAATTGAGCTAAGTTCGGAATCACAAGTCCAGGTCTATCAAAAACTGCAGCATCAAGTGAAGCTTCTATTGTTCCTCCCCTTTCTGTAATAGTTTTTATAAATAGATTATAAAATCCACTTTCACCGCCAATGCTATGGGCCCAATTTAAGTGATCGAAAGTTGAACCACTTCTTTTTAATTTGTAAGTTGCATCATCTAATTCGAATAGGACTTCTTGATAGATTTCTTCATCTGATTCGGACTTTTTCGATTGTATACTTTTTTTCAACACATCTACAATTACAAGTTTGTAAATATCTTGTAAATATCTATAGTATGGAAAAATTACGCCTTCTTCTTCAACTTCTAAATTCCAAAATTCTTTAACAGCTGGTGAACAAACACAGGCATCTAAAGAGGTATCACTATCTAAATTAAAGATTCTAAGATAGTCCGCTTTTGATTTTTGAGATACTTGATAAATTTTTCTAACATTTTGTTCTAAGTAATAATCTCTACCAATTTGCACTAGTAGTTTTTTAAGATACCAATCACCGGTTTCATATTCATCTACTATATATTTATTCCCATGTGGAAAATAATCAATTGTGCCATCCAAATCAATGTTTACTTCTTCTGCATCATTTTCTGGAATATAGTCACCTAAAGTTTTAGAATAAACAGAATTTGGTTCATAAATTTCTGATTTAAGGTAGTAAGAATAAACTGAATTATCAATAGGTATATCGCAGTCATGATATGCGGAATAAATTACTTCATCTTCAGAATAATAGTTATCATCAAGTCGACACCAAACTAGATTTTGTGGTTCTGCTGAACCATCTGTATTTTGAATGTTATATAGATATTTCTTTTCAGCGACTTTTGCTTCCCAATTATAAAGAATCCCATCTAAGGAATAATAATATGGAAAAGAATCCATGTATGGATAGTAATCATATTCCTTATTAGGTACCAATTTAACTGATAATCTTGGAGAGGAAGAAAAATCATAAGAATATTTGATATTAAAATTTTTCTTAGCAAAATCATGAATCAATATTCTTTCTGAAGCATCGGTATAATAAATTCTATCAAGGTACCAGCCTTCTTCTTCAGTTTTCCAAAGTAATGCTCTTGATTTAAGAACCTCAACACCTACTTCCCACTCAGTCATTATTATCATTTTACAAACATCGGGATTCTCTACATAAATATCAAGATATTCTTGACATTGACCATATCTCATACAAGATTTTCCAAGAGTTCCTACACCACTGTTAGTTTTTGTATTATAGGTATCTTCTAAGTACCAATTTCTAATATCTTTTGCTTCTACTACTCTGATTGGTTCTTTTTCTTCTTTTGTATTATATTTAGTCCAGGCAGCCTTGAACTTATCGGTGAAAGCGGTGACTTGGTTTGAATTATAGTCTTTACCATTATCTTTAAGAATCTTTTGTATAAGGCGACCTACAGATGTTTTATTTTTATCATCTTTTAATAAATTTTCTAAATTAGATGATTTGATTTTATTTTGAAATTGGTTATCAGGAATAAAAGATATAGTGTCATTCTTATCAGTGACATTAAGTGCATTAAAAGTAGTTTTTATATCCTGGTCGATTAGTTCGAGAAAGTCTTTTGCGATTACATCATCAATAGACTTCAAGATATCTTTGAATTGATTTGAGGTAAATAGCACGGATTCTATTATAAATTGGTAATAAGATTTAATCATATAAAAATTGTATGTCTTAGTTTAATATATATATATATTAAAATAAGATTACTAAAATATCATGTTCAGAAAGATTTTAGAATTTCAGAATTTTGCCCAGGCACAATTTGCACCAATCAAATCATTTCACTTAAAAGATGAATTAAATCCTAAAATTTGGGATAATTTTGAATTAGATGAGAGTATCAAAGAAAATTTACTTCAATTAGCAAACGATTATTTTGATTATTTAGAATTGGGTGATGTAGAATTAAGGGATGTTGTTTTTACGGGTTCCCTAGCCAATTATAATTGGAGTGATTATTCTGATTTCGATGTTCATTTAATCTTTGATTTTTCTAAAGTAGATGATAATAGGGAATTAGTACAAAAGTATTTAGATGCTAAAGAGAAGGTATGGAAACTTCAACACGATATTAGAATCTTAGGTTTTGAAGTTGAACTATTTTGTGAAGATTTAGGTCACGATAGAATATCTACTGGTGTTTATTCTCTAATGAATGATGAATGGGTAGTAAAACCAACTAGGGCAGATTTTGTGCCGGATGAAGAATTAATTCGTAGTAAGGCAGAAAAATTTATGTCAGGAGTTAAAGATATTGAAGAGGATATTGAGTCCAGTGGTGATTTAGAAGATGTGGCTGAGAAGATAAAAAAACTTTGGAAGAAGATTAAAGATTCGAGAAAGGCTGGACTTCAAAAAGATGGTGAATTCTCGGTTGAGAATTTGGTTTTCAAATTGTTAAGAAGGAATGGATATATAGAAAGAATAATTAAAGCTAGAAGATTAGCTTATGATAGGAGGTATAAATAAAATATGAAATATTTGAAAAAATATAAAAATTATATTAAGGAAAATTTAAATCCTGAAGAGATTGAAAATCTAAAGAAGTTAATTTCAACTGGAAATATGGACGATATAGATTTAGCTTTATTAATAGCGTCTGGACATCCAGAAATTGAAAATAAAGTTAAAGGATTCGTTTGTGAACAATTGGAGATTAAAAATTACACAATTAATGAAAATGGATTTATCGATGTTGATGGTGATGTTATCATAGTAAAACCAATGGAAAAATTACCTATAAAACTTGGTAAAGTTAATGGTGATTTTTTGTTCTATAGCAACCCACTTTCAACATTGGAAAATTGTCCAGATGAAGTTACTGGTGATTTTGTTTGTGCACACAGTAACCTAACATCATTAAAAGGTGCACCAAAAAAGATTGATGGTAATTTTGTATGTTCCTACAATCAATTGACATCACTGGAACATTTACCAGAAATTGGTAAATCATTACTTTTTTCCTATAACAAAATAACATCACTTGAAGGATGTCCTAAAGTAATAGGTGGGGATTTTAGTTGTAAACACAACAAATTAGCATCGCTCAAAGGTTGCCCGGATGTAGTTGCTGGTACTTTTGATTGTTCATTTAATCAATTGACATCAATCGATTATTGTCCTAAAGAAATCGGAGTTGGTTTATATTGTAATAATAATCTGATTACATTGGTAGGTCAAAATTTCAGTCGTATTCGTGTTGGAACAAAAACAAGAACCGGAGTTGCTGAATTCAATTTCAAGGATAATCCTATATATGAAATCTATAGAACTTTAGCGCCAGGCTTTGAAAATTTCCGAAAAAGTATGGAATGGAATTATTTTGCTGGGGGTAATAAAATATTCAGAAGTAGATTTCAAGAAGTATATGAAGTGTTATGGGAAGAATATTATAGTGACAATCCTAATATTAAGAAAAAAAGGAAAGTATTCCCACAAAAAATAAGGGGTTACGAATACATATGAAATACTTAAAAAAGTTTAATGAATCAGTTGAAGATATTGACTCTATTTGCAAAAAATATGGTATACAAAATTATACTATAAATGAAGATGGAACGGTTGATGTTGATGGGAATGTTAGAGTATCCGAAAAAAACCTATCTAAACTTCCTCTAAAATTTGGTAGAGTTACGGGTAGCTTTTTTTGCGAATACAATAACTTAGATAATTTAAATATGTGTCCTAAGGAAGTAGGTGGTAATTTTTATTGTCACAATAATAAATTAACTACATTAGAGGGGTGTCCAGGGGAAGTAGGTGGTAGTTTTCATTGTCATAATAATAAATTAACTACATTAGAGGGATGCCCGGGGAAAGTGGGTGGTAATTTTAATTGCGATAACAATAAATTAACTACATTAGAGGGATGTCCGGGGAAAGTAGGTGGTAATTTTAATTGTCATAATAATAAATTAACTACATTGGAGGGCTGCCCGGGGGAAGTAGGTGGTAATTTTTGGTGTCATAACAATAAATTAACTACATTAGAGGGTTGCCCTAAGGAAGTAGTTGATAGTTTTTGGTGTTATAACAATAAATTAACTACATTAGAGGGTTGTCCTAAAGGAGTAGGTGGTGATTTTTATTGTTCAAATAATCAATTAACTATTATAAATGATGAATTAGAATTTGTTAAAATTGGGAGAAATTTTGATATAGAAGATAACCCTATACATAATGTCTATAAATTATTTCCCAATTTTAAATCATTTCAATATAGTTTAGACTACAATTACTTTAGAGCTCCAAATCAAATAGTCAAACATAGATTTGAAGAAGCTTGTGGGGAAGCAGGTATTACTGTACCAGAAAAAATAAAAGGATATCAATACATTTAAAAAAAAAGAAAACAAAATGAAAACAAAAATATCTGAAATAGAAAGCGCTTTCAAAGAAATCTTTGAAGAAGAAGAAGGTAAAGTATCTTCTGTAGAATCAGTTTATGAATTATCAGACAATAAAGAGTTCTATAAATTAGTCATATCTGTACATAATTTATCAACTGTTGATACCTTAATCATACATACAAAATTTGTATTCAAAACTGATTTAGATAAAATAAATTTAATTGATAATTCATTTATTTATCTTTATGATATTAATTGTGTTTATCGAAAAGTTGAATTTAGGAATGTGGTAGAACTAAAAAATAAAGTAGGAGATATTATAGAATCAAATGACTTCGGACAAGATATTCAAATCTTATCAGATTTTATCGAAGCACCAGCAATGTTCTTAAACTATTATATGAAAAGGGCAAAAATTACCGACTATTCTATATTTGAAGTACTTTACAATCCCAAATTCAAAACTGTACCTTGTGATAAAATTACATTTGATTTTGAAATCAATATCAATAATAATTATAGGATTTTCCTCTCAATATCTAAAAGGGAAGGCAAAGAAAAAGATGATTTTGATACCTATAAATTTCAATTTAGATTTTTAGATGATTATCAAACAATAGAATCCGATACACTACAAAATATCCACTTTATGATAGGAAGTAACATTGCTAAAATTTTGGACGAAAAGCTAAAATAATATTTTAATATATAAATAATCAAAAAATTAACTTAAAAAAGTGAGAAAAGATAACACAAATAACTATCAAACACCCTATTCTCGAATTCAACATTTCAAAGATTTTGTAAACAAAGAAAGGGCGGAAAAAGATGAATTAGGAGAAATTGAACGTTCTTATATCGATGAACCAAACTATGATTTACCACATAAATTTAAATCAAAATATAATAAAGTATCTCACAAATACGACTCTTCAACAGAAGATGAAACAAGGGGTAGAAAAAAACAAATTCAACAAGATTTTCCCCAAGATAAAGGGGTACCACTCAAAGTAGTAGATGATGCCATTAATCCAAATCATTTCTTCAAAAACAATACTGATGTTGTAGAGCCAACAAAGCTTAAAAATTTTGAATCATTCGTTTCATTTTTGGTAAACGATCCACAAGTTCCTCAAACCAATCGTAATCTAAATGATAGTTCATCTCCACAGGAGAAGGATGATTATCAGGGATGTGGTTGTTGTGATGATTGCACAGGTGAGTCCGATTGCCATTGTTGTGATGATTGTGAATGTGGTGAGATGGAAGATGAAATGGAAACAATTATGGATATGTTAGATGGTGGTGATTATGAAGAAGATGAGGACGATTGTGGATGTGATGATGACGACTGTGGGTGTGATGATGAAGAAGAGTATTCTCACGAAGGATCTTCTTCTTATATGTTTTTCGGAAACATTGAAACAATTCACAGATATGCAGAGGCAATCTTAGATTGTGATTTAGATGAAGTAGATGATTTACTTTCTAATGGGCACAATTGGGCTGAAACACATATTTCTACAGCTAAAGAATCACTTTCTCACGTTTATAACTTCTTAACGAATAAATCTGATTATGAAGAAAAAGTTAAGGAATCAAAAAAACATAATAACTATATGTTTTTTGCTAACCTGGAGAATATGGTTAGATTCTGTGAAGATATACTTGATATGGATGAAGAAGAAGTAGATAAATTATTGAATAATGGACACGATTGGGCAGAAGATCACGTGGCAGCAGCACTTGAGAATGTTCAACAAGTATATGATTGGTTATATACAGAAGCAAATTAAAAAAAATTAAATATGATTAATAGATACAAAGATTTTTTACTTGAATCACTACTTTTAGAATCAGTTTTAGTTTATTCTGATGATTTCAAGAATATTCTTAGGGGAATTGAATCTCCAGTAGCAACAGCCTTAATCGATATCGAATCTAAAGGTGATGATTTAACCCTAACTAATAATTACATCGATATTACAAAAAACAAAGAAGAAATTTCTTTTATCACCGATAAAAAGGCTCAACAAATATTAAAGCCAGAAAACGCTCAAAAAGTTGTCTATTATATGGGTGGAGGTGGTATTCCAACTCACTCAGAAGCCAATTCTGAACTATTTGAACTTCTTGAGTATGAACCAGTTGGTGAGAAAGCTTATAAACCACAAATTGATGAAAAGGGGGAAGTCCTAAAAAGAATTGTATCACCAAGCAGTGGTACCATTTACTTGAAAATTAAATTTCCCGGTGGTACAACTGTAATCAACGAAACTAAGGTTAGATACGAAGAAATATCAAATTTACCCTTCTTGATGAATCGTCAACCAATTCGTGTTGGTAGAGGAATTAGAGCTATATTGAGTGCGGCTAAACAAAACTTTTCGGATACAGTGATTGAAGATTTTGTTTCTAAATATAGATCTGCGATTGAACAAAAGAATGATGTTTTTAGACATTTTGAATTGGTGAAAGGTGATAAAATTAAATATTGGTATCACGTGGATAACTATCAATTAGGAACGACAAAAGGCACACTTTCTACTTCTTGTATGAGATATGATAATTGTCAAAGATACTTTCAGATTTATATTCAAAATCCAGATGTTTGTAGCCTATTAATCTTAAAAACAGAAGATGGTAAAAAAATTAGAGGTAGAGCGTTAGTTTGGACTTTAAGTGAACCTAAAGAAGGTATTATCTATATGGATAGAACTTATGTCCATGAAGATTCTGACTTTGAACTTTTTAGACAATATGCAAAAGCAAACGGCTGGTATAGAAAAGTCAATAACGATCATTGGTCAACTTCTGAAATGATAAGTCCAGAGGGTAAAGAAGTTGACTTCGGATCCATAGTTGTCGAGATAAAAGCAAAGCATTATGATTATTATCCATATGTAGATACACTTAAATATTATTCTGTTAATGATGGAACTCTTTCTACTAAAAAATATGGTGATGCTTTGGAACTTACAGATACTGGTGGAGGATATGCAGGTAGTGAGTGTGATTATTGTGGTGGTAATGAAGTTGAGTGTCCTGAATGTGGTGGTAACTGTGAAGTTGAGTGTGATTATTGTGGTGGTAATGGTACAGTAGAGTGCAGTAATTGTGATGGCGATGGTAGTTTTGAATGTGGTGAATGTTCAGGTGACGGAACGATAGAATGTGAATCTTGTTCTGGTCACGGAGATATAGAGTGTATTGATTGTGAAGGAAGTGGTGAAGGGGAAGAAGGGGAAGAGTGTTCCAGTTGTGAAGGTAAAGGAAAATTAGAGTGTGGAGAATGTGATAGTGAAGGAACTATCAAATGTGAAGATTGTTCAGGTGAAGGTACATTCAAATGTGAGGATTGTTCTGGTGAAGGATGTATAGATTGTGGTGAATGTGAGGGGAATGGTGCTTTACAGTGTGATTACTGTTATGGACATGGTGAGGTTAGTTGTCCAGAATGTGGTTAAAAAAAATAAATTTGATTTTTAAAAATAAATATATATCTTTATAGTGAAAATCACAAAAAAAAAAATAGAATATGAAAAAGTTAAAACACGATTACCTACAAGATGCAGATTGTGATTATATCGCTGATTTTTTAGGATTGACACCATTACAATATGACGATGATTGGACAGATGAAGAATAAGATACTTGGGCACCAATTCCAAATTGGGGAGATATGTAAAAAATAAAAAGAGTTGAATTTTCAACTCTTTTTTAATTTAGTAGATTATCAATAGTTTTATCTCTAGTAAATGATTTCGGAATAGTATCTTTATCAATATGGAAGTGGAGTCTAAAGAAGTCACTCTCATTTATATTAGTTTGTAAATAATATCTAACATCTAAATTAATATTCAATTCATCTTCAACAACACGAACCCACTCCAAATAAAAATTATAAGAAAAACTCCCTCTCTTACCACATAAGATTATGTTATTATTATCACCAATAGAATGATTAATAAAGTAATCTATTTTATCGTAAAGTGTACCATAATGAAAAATAGATCTTGAAATACCAGTAGTCGGTTTTGATGGAACAAAAAAATCAGAAGAAAAGAAATGAGTGGCAATTTTATAATCAGCAACCATAAAATCAGTATTACATTCACTCAAAAAATCTCTTAATCTAATAATAGTATATTCATAAGTTAAATCACTGACATCTAAATGTTCTTCACTAAAATTCTCATATTTAAGAAGTAAAGATTCATCAATTTTTTGTTCGATTTCATTTTTAACAGCGGAAATTAGATTATTATCTATATAATTATCATCTACAAGTGAGAAGTATTCCTTTGTATAACTTAACCTAAAATCAATAGGTTTATAGAGATTAATCCTATCATCTCTTTTAAGTATTCTTGAAAAATCTGAGTCTATCTTAATCTCACCCTTCAAATCTTTTACTTTCATACCTTTTCACCTGTTTCTAGATTATAGTTAAGAATTAAGAGTTCGGTGCCTTTGGCTGCTTTACCTTTTGATTCGTGATTGTTTCCACCATTTGCAGAACTTCTATTAACTTCTTTTTCAAACCAGAAATATTTATCTTTTGGTAATAATTCTTCTAAGAGAGGGAAGTAATAGTATGATAGTGACCATCTACTTTCTATGCCTTTAATCAATTCTAAAAGTCTTCTGTGCGAAGCTATACCAAAGACAGAGTCATCAGCTGCACCATACCAAGATAATCTTTTCGCATCATCATCTCCTTTTTCTTCATCGAAGCGACAGTACGGGGGATCAAGGTAAATGTAGGTTTCTGGACTATCATATTTAAGAATTAATTCTTGAAAATCAATATTATTGAACTCTGTGATAGATTGTAGCTTCTGTGTATATTTATTCTTCTTCAATTTATCGATAAGTACTTCTAATTTGAGTCTATCTTTATCTTTTTTATAACCACTGAAGCCTGCATTTTTGGGGAACACACTAGAGAAGCTTGATGTAATAAGGAAAGCATAGATAGCGGCTCTCTTAAAGTCACCAATCTCAAAATCATTATTATCTAAGAAATCATTATCTACATACTTTCTGTAAAGTGCTTTATAGAAATCCCATTTTTTAAGTGGATCAGTTTCAGTTGTGTGTAAGAGTGTTTGTTTTAGTTTTTCTAAAACCGGTAAGAATTTTTCTGGCTCAGCACAACATCTATAAAGATTAACTTGATGTCTGTTTTTGTCATTATAAATGACTTTTTCGAAGTTAAGAGTATCATCATCGAGGTACGTAGCGTAACTTCCAGCAAAGGGCTCTAGGTAGGTTTTGATACCTGTCTTTGGAATCTTTTTATTAATAAAATCAAGGAATACAGAGGAACTCTTGCCTCCAAAATAAGAAACCATCGCAGCACACATATTATTTTCTATATTTAATTTTTTCTTTTGTTATAGAGATTACTTTCTCAAAAGTTTCTTTTTTTCTGCTCAAATAGACTGTAGCGTCTTTATAAAAAAATTCATAGATATTCTCTACATCTGAAAATCCTCCCCAATCTACAACATAGTAAGTTCCTTTTGGATTTCTGATTTTATTTTTTCCGGAAAGACTACAAAATTTGACTAATTTGTCGTAATATTCTTTGATGAAATCATAACTACCAGAACATATATTTACTTGTCCTCTTTGATTACCATCTCTTTTATCACATCTTAGTGAAATACATCCATCACCATCAAAAACTCCTCTCATAAAGTGATTTTGTAGATTTTCAGGTATATCCGGATATTTAACTATTTTTGTTTTGTTTGAAACTATTCCTAATTTAGCTAAATCATTTTTAGTTTTTTGAGAAGTTATGCTTATAGTTGATATATTACGAACTTTTGAATTGAATATATTACCCTCAAAATTTATATACTTCTTGAAATCATATAATATATTTGTTTCTTTTTGTATTATACTGATGGAATTTGTATTACAATTTATACAACCACCTTCACCTTGACGAAATGAAAACATTTTTGTATAAGCTTTTTCCTCGTGACTTTGATTCAAAAAATTCTCGAAATATTTTAATATTCTCATTGAAGACGTTTTTATTTCTATATATTAAAAAAGTCTCAAATAAATTTGAAACTTTTGATTTTGGGATAATTCTACTAATTTTCTTTATAGAAATCACTAATTGCATCATAAGCACAGATTAGTATTAGTAGGGTAATCACGCTCATAAAAGTGAAATTGTAGACTATCCATAAAACTGCCAAAGTTTTGATGATAATAGATGTAACTGGGTGTAAAAGTAATTCTTTCATATTTATTATTTTTATTTTATTATTTAGACAAAATCTTTATTTTTTGCGTCGTTGAGATTTTCTTTTATAAAATCATAAACATTGTAAATATCATAAAAGTTCCAATCTTGTGGTAATGTAATGTTCTCATCATATTTTATAATTCTACTTTGATTAATCTTATCATCAATAAGTTTCATTTTCTTGTCTATCCATTTTACTTTAAAGTCCAATAAGTTTTTGAATTTCAATAAAAATTTATTTAAATCATCTTCACTCCAAATTGATTTATTGCTATCTTTCAAATAATTTGAATTTTTAGTAAAATGTTTAATAGATCCAATGATATGTTTTTTTATAAATTTTACATCATTTTCTTCATCTGGAGAAATATTGCTAATCTTAAATCTATCAAGAAGTTTTCTTATATCAAAAATTCTTTTATATTCTCTATTATTTATTCTGTATAAATAGTATTGATGAATTTGAGCGGATAACTCGTGTGTTAGGGAATAGTATAAAATATCCAAGATATACTCACCAAATTTTGTTTTTACGATATTCCTTAGTTGTGGTATTACACTGCCAATAGAAAACGATTCTGGTCTAAATTTATTACCAAGTAAAATATTATAATGTTGAAATATGTGTAATAGCTCATGAAATAAAACTGATTTTATATAATACAAAAATTCATCATCAATTTCTTTATAAAGAATACTGACTTTTATTTCCAAATTAGTTAAATAACCGTTTTCTATTTTTGAATCATTTAGTATAGTTTGTGCGTTACATAAATTTTCATTCCCCTCGACTATTGTAAAATTTAAGCTAATATTTTTGCACTTAAAATCTGACTCATCTATATTGAAATGTGAATAAAATGAATTCGAATTATTAATATTGATTTCTATGTCACTCCATATTGTATTTAATATTTTTTCACAAGAATCTGATATACCCTTGGACTCATTGAAGTTTTCCCATTTAATAATATATTTCATTATTGTTTAACTTTTTAAGAGGAAAAAGTCTCAAATTTATTTGAGACTTTTGATTGTGTAGGTGCAGGGATTTGAACCCTGGTCTTCTTCGATTGTTTTTAATTCTTCATTTACAAACTTAGTCAATTTTTCTAAATGGACAAAATATTCAGTTAAGTTTAACGTTTTATTCTGACTTTCAACGAGACTTTTCAGTGTCTGGACTGTTTGGAACTGTTCAGCTTAAGCAGCTACCTCGTTGACCGTAAGGATGTTGTTGCGTAGGGCAAATACTAAATCTTCTTTGCTTCCTACTTCGTTTGTGTTGCCGTTTAAAGCGTTTTGATATCTATTTGTTAATCGGATAATATCCACCGATGTTTGCAGAACTAACTCCACCTCGCGAATCGATTGCCAATTTCACCCACATTTTAGAATTATTAAACTATATATAATTTTTAAAAGGTAAAGTTTAGTCTAAAAAGGCAAATCTTCTTTAAATTTTCCTTTTGTGTCCTTATTATAATAGAAATCAAAAGTTAAAAGTGGATCTTCTCTTTTTGTTTCCCATAAATCCATTTCAGAATCATATTGGATTAGAATATCAGAACCTAATTTCTTTATAAGTCCGAGTATCTTTGTTAGTTTAGAGAACTTCTCCTTTTTGTTTAAGACAAATTGAATCGAAATATTATTACCCTTATTCGAAACATAAAAATTCTCAAGACCACTTTCTTCTAACATCCTGTGTGCTAATGCTGCCACCCCACCCAAATCCTCTTCATCCTCTTCTACATATTCCTCATCATCGTCATCATCGTCATCATCATCATCATCGAAACTATAATAGTCTTCTTCATCTTGTCCGTAGAATAATTCTTCCCCTTTACCAGAGAAAAACTCTTCTACGTATCCCCTAATTCTTTGATTCGGGAATGGATAAAATTCTAAAAACTCTTCTACAGTTTCAATATCTAAATCAGTACAGATTTGTTGCATATCAGTAGCAGTTAGTCCTAATGAACGAACGCTACTTCCGATTGAATCAGTAAGATAGATTTGTAATTTTTGTAAAATTGAACCATCTATACTTTTAGATTCCTTAATTAATTCTAAATATTTCTTTAGTCTCATTTTTAACTTAATTCAATTTTTATAAATTGTTCATCAAATGTAATATCTGGATCCAATCTGTGTGTTGCAAATATTTTTTGTAGGTCTACCAAATCCTGATAAAGGTGATCTGGATCTGAATCAACAATCTCTAATTGTATCAAGAGTTTTCCAGCAGAACCCTTGGTACTATCACTATTATAAAAAGTATTTCTTTTTAAGACTTTAATTAGTCTACTATATTTTAAGAATACATCATCATCTAAACCAATCTTTCTATAAGATTTCAATCCTTTCCAATTTACATTTACACAAGCTTTACATAATTTCTCTAAGTAAGTTATGTTTTGCATTTCATCGTGTGTATGTTCGTTAAAATAACCCACAGATACATTAGTACATTCAGGAATTAAATCAATAAAATTAGCTGAATCAGTAAATACACCGGTTGGATCTAAGTTTAATTTTAATCCACTTTTATTTAGTTCTTTACAAAGATTATCAGCAAATTCATTTGAGCAACATTGTAAATTCATTTGCTGAGTGATTACTGAGTAGTAATTTCTTCTATCAAAGGATATCATTTTTTTGATACCTTTCATAAATTTATAGTTTTCAAAGTTATTTGCTACTTTAGCCGAACCCTGACCACCTCTTTCTTCACCATAGAAAAACCAATAAACACCTGGTATTTTTTTAGCAATCATATACATTAGGATTGTAACACCAGCCTTATCATCTGCCCCTAAAATGGATGTTTTATCAGTTATAATAAAATCTTGTCCATCTTTTTGGTGTGAAACTAAATTGACATTAGTTTTATTTCTTGATGCTGTATCTAAGTGGCAAGTAAAAGCTGTATCACTATCACCAATTATATAATAATAGTTACCGAATTTATCTCTTTTAAGTCCTGGTGTAATATATGGTAGTAGTTCATCTTCGTGACCCATTGGATAGGTTTCTGTGACAAGGGAAATAAAGGTATCTCTTACATTGAGTGGTTCAAACTTAAATTGTCTTGGTGTAATTCTATTAGATGTATCAGACTCTGTTAGGTTGTCTATGATTTTGTTGTATTCAAGAGTGAAGTCATAGATTTCGTTTCTATCGAATTCATCGCCGAAGAAGTTTCTAATAAATTGAGAGACTTTTATTTTTGTTTTTTTACCATTTACTATTAGGTCGAAGTGCCACTGGTTATCTGACATATCTACTTGTTCAACTCCCATGGGGTTTTTTATAGTTGAATTTGAGTCTAATCCTGATATATCCCAAATTAATTTTTCGTGTCCTTTGCCTCGAGCGCCGATGGCAATTCTATCGAGCATTTGCCAAAAATCATCAGTAAATTTTATGACTCTACCTCCTTCGAATTGTTTTTGTTGTTGGTCTTTCCAAAATCCCATTAGATTTAGATAATATTTATTTGTATATATTAATTTATTGAAACGGTTATTTCATAAGCATTGATTTTATCAACATTAACTTGTCCTAAATTAGTTCCTTGAACTTTAGTCACGAATTTCTTTTGGCAATACACTACTTGAACTTCTTTTTCTTTTGTTTTAGAATTTTTAGCAACGATTTCTGATGCACTTTGAATTATTTCCGGTGTGACTAATTTATCATCTACTTTAATAACTAAGTGACTACCTGGTACTCCTTTTGCGTGAAACCATAAGTCATTTTCATCAGCTAATTGAAATGTAACATATTCATTTGCTGAGGCGTCTCTTCCACGATAAGCTTTAAAATCTCCTATTTGAAGCGTTTGGTAGTTTGGCTTGTTTGATTCAAATAGTCCATATTTTTTTAAGTATTTCATATGTATTGGTATCCTTTTATTTTTTTCGGGATTTTTATACCTGCTTCTTGGCAAGCTTCCTCAAATCTATGTTTAACAATTTGATTTGGAGATCTAAAGTAATTATAATCTAGACTATATTGAAATGATTTGAAAGTGGGAAATAATTGATAAACTTCTTGTATAGGATTATTTTCAATATTGGGAGGTACTTTGATATTAACAAACTCCAATTCCCCTTTAATAATAGTTAATTGATTATTTACACAATCAAAATACCCACCTACTTCCCCTGGACAACCCTCTAATGTAGTTAATTGATTATGGGAACAATCAAAACTACCACCTACTTCCTTTGGACAACCCTCTAATGTAGTTAATTGATTCCTGTGACAATAAAAATCACCAACTACTTCCCTTGGACAACCCTCTAATGTAGTAAATTTATTATAAGAACAATAAAAATTACCACTTACCTTTCCAAATTTTAGTGGAAGTTTAGTTAATCCTCTATTATACAGATCAACATCTCCATCAACATCAACCGTTCCATCTCCATTAATAGTGTAGTTTTGTATACCATATTTTTGGCAAATTGAATCAATCTCTGTATTAGATTCAAATAGTCCATATTTTTTTAAGTATTTCAAAATTAAACTTACTTTTTTTTATATATATTAAATAATAGAAAATTAAAAACAAAAAATTAATCTATATGGGTAAATTAATAACTTTAAATCAAATTAAAGATGACGAATTAATCGATAAAATTCTTAATTCAGAAATCACCGTATTCGAAGACATACAAGGTTCTAAAATATTCGTTAACTGGAATGGTCAAGAATTTCAAATAAAAGCCAAATCTATTTCTAACGATCCACTCAATCTAATAGATCTAACTCTACAAAATTACTATAATAAAGCTATAAACTATTTTCTTAGTTTTAGCGACCGAGTAAAGGGTCTAATGGATAAAAAATGGTGGTTTTGTTTTGAATTTTTTCCAGATCCACAGCCAGCCAACATTGAATACAACAGAATACCAAAAAATAATCTCGTACTTACTTCTATTTGCAAAAACGGCAAATTTAACTATACACCAGAAGAATTAGACGAATATTCAAGACTATTTGAAGTAGATGTAATTCCTTATATCTTTAAAGGCACATTAAATAGTCACTCAAAAGAAGCTATCAAATACTTCTTAAATACAAGTGAGGGGGATTTGGAATATGTGTTCGGTGAAAAATCGTTTGCCTACTTCTTCTATAAATTACTGAATCCTCAAATCAAAAATTCATTTTTAATGAATGATGATTTTCAAAAGAACCTTGAGAAAATTGTAATTAATGTTGATGGATTAGATGTATCATTCGAAATATTGAATCCACTATATACTAGATTTTCAGAATCAAATTCAACCGATTTCGTTGAAATCTATAGTTTAATCTTAATTAATTTTTTAAACTTCTGTGGGTCGATAAACATGAATGAGATTAAATTGAAAGGTTCTAAAAGAGAAGAAATTTATATCTACCTAATATGTAAAATTTTTAACATCTATTTAACTGAAGTTAAAGAAGACCTTATGAATTTTGACTTTGTTGTACCTCAATTTTTCGATAAAGATAAATTCAGAATCAACACAGAACTAATTCCAAATAAAATGACTAAAGAAATCATTAGTGAAAATAAAAAGTTCGAATATATTTTCAAAGTGATTTTAGGTTCATTCAATAAAAAAAGGAAAAAACCAGTTGGTTTATTTACTGATGCAACTTTAGTAATTTTCAATACCTTTGTTGATAAAATTCAATCTAAAATAGATGAGTTCTATAAAAGAAAAGGTGAAACGGAATTAATGAGAACAGGTTTAGTTGATTTTTCAAAATGGTTTGACGTAAAATATGACGTTGATGGTGCCGAACAGGTATATCCAGATGTTTACAATGAAATTGAAAAGGAAGGTGAAGAAACTAAAAAGAAAAAAGGTAAGTTAGGTGGAGTACCGGATAAAGGTAAAGATATGAAAGCTGGAATTTAAAAAATTCCAGTTTTTTTAATTTTAATAAAATATTAACTAAACTTTTGAAAGGTGAAAACACTTCACACATATCAATTTATAATTGATATGTGTGAAGTCATAGAATATAAACCTAAGGTAAAATTCGAAATCAAAAAAACTGAAAAGAAATTCAGTGTTCAATTTTTACCACAATCATTATCCAGTTTATCCAATTCGGAATTTTTTGAATGGAAAGAAAAGAAGCTAAAATCCGCCTACATCATAGATTTAGTACACACCTTAATCCTAAAATACTATTTCAAAAAAGAAAATCTGTTTAATTTATCTTCAATTGTACTAAAAGATAAATATGGATACTTATATAACTACTATATTGACTATTTGGTAAATGTAAACCATTTAATTTTAGTTCAAAATTATCTACAAGGAAAAAACTCCAGAATTTATAAATTGAGTGATGATATAATTGGTGGTAAAATCAATCGTTATAGAAACTATGATAAAGTTTTATTAAAAAAACACAAAAATTCTATATCTGAAATAGAAGTAGAGAAGAATCTTAGTAATAAAATTTTACCAGAAGTTAAAATCAAATTAATTAATGATTTGTATTCAGTGGAAATCGAATATGAAAAATCAATTTTCTTTTTAGATTCTACTTTACAAGATGTCGATATCTACAATAGAAATAAATATAGTGTTGAATGTATTAATGTGAATCAACTCTTTTATCATTTTGATGACTTTGGTAGATTTCATACCAATTTTACTATTCTTAAATCATTTATCAGAAAAAATTGTCTAAAAATAGAAGGGGATGAGACTATCGAATTTGACATTAAAAATAGTCAGCCACTTTTTCTTAACCTAATTATAAATAGTGTAGATGATAATAGAATATCCCTATCAGAATTGAATCTATTTAGATATCTTACAATAAATGGACTTTTCTACGACTTCTTTATTGATAATTCCGAGATTAAGGAAAAGGGGGTTATAAAAGAACATATCTATAAAGTACTTTTTGGCAAAAATAATAATTCGAAGTCAACCAAATTATTCTCTAAATTTTTTCCAACAATTTATGATTTTATTAAAGACTTTAAAACCAAAAATAAAAACTATAAAATCTTAGCGCACAAGCTACAACACTTGGAATCAAATTTAATCTTTAATAAAATTATTAAGGAAGTAATGGATATCTATCCAGAAGTAAAATTGATTACTGTACACGATAGTATAATCTGTGCGAAAAAACATAAATTGAAAATAGAACAAATTTTTAATCAAAAAATTAAAGAAGAATTTAATTTTTGATTTTTATACTTGACTTATTTAATATATAAGCTATGTTAAATCTATTAGATAAGAAATTAAGCTATATACTCATCTCTCCAGAAAAATCCTATAACTCAAAATTAGAGAATGATGTCAATTGTGAAAGAATTTGCAGTATTCTTTACTCAAAAGACTATACTATCTTACAAGTACAAGGATATTACAAAAATAGGCATGAAAAGGCATTTCTAGCCTTCACAGAAGATACTAATGATAATCTAAGATTTGATGCTATTTATCTTATGGACAAATTCGAGCAAGAATCTGTAATAGTTAAATATCGTGATTATGATTTTGTAAATAAAATTATGTCTGATGGTTCTGAAAAGAATCTAAGTTTAGTGCTATATGATTCAGAAATGAAAGATAGAACTTATCTTTATAATGGTATGTCATTTACTTTTTTAGAAAATAAGAAATACTATTTTCCAAAGAAAAAAGAAGAACTCAGAAAGGGAATGGTAGTCGAATACTATAATAACAACAATTGGGTTAAAAAGGAAGTTGGTAATATTGAAATAGAATGGGATAAACTCTACAAGTTATTAATGAAGTATGAAAAACTTAGAGTAGAAACAAAATAAAAGGATATATTTTTGAAATATATCCTTTTTTGATTAATATAAACCGGAAAATTTATTCTTAAATCCCATCTTATAAACAGTTTGAGAAATATGTTGATTTAAAATATCAGATGTAGCATTTCTATAAGTATCCATTATTTGATTATTACGCTGAAAAAATGTAGAATCAGGTGGATCTTGTCTGTGAAACAAATGATAACCCGTATAATGGAGTTCCTTAAAGTTCAATAAAGCTTTTATTTTTATGTCCTGGAATTGATTCTCTTGACTTATTCCTATAAAATCCTCATTCCAACCACCAATTTTTTGAATAGCTTCCTTTTTAAATAAAACTGCGCCATTTGTAAGGGCAGATTTATAACCAGGTTTCTTGATAGAAAATATTTGATTCAAGTCACCAGCACTTTCAGCCGGTGTTAAATTTACAATATTAGAAGTAGGTATAACACAATCACAATCCTCTAAAGCCTTTAAAGATTCTATAAGCTCATTTGGATTCATAATAAAGTCAGCATCAGCAAAAATAATTACTGGAGAAATAACTCTTTTAAGAGCAACATTGTAAGCCCAAGACTTATTGAAAGGTAAATCACTTTCGATGAAAATATGTTTAGCTTTTAAATTTAAGTGTGAGATTTTAGAGTGTTTATCTTGTTCAATAATCATGATTTCAGAACCTTGAAATCCGTTTATTAAATCGACAACTCTTCTTAGTGGAATAATTCTATCAGCTCTATATCTGAAAGGTATGACATAGGTGAATTTTGGTACATGAGTATTGTTCATTAAAAAGATTTTTTTTATTATAGTTTATTTTAATTTTTTTGTTTGAAAATTAGGACAAATAGAAAATAATTAATATATTTGCAGACATATTTTAAATAATGTTAAATGAGAATTAAGAAAAAGTTTTTACAACTAACCAAAACAACCATTCCCTACGGTATGGAACACCTCTTAGAAAGATTTCTACCAAACGGATGTAAAAAGGACAAATTTGGTAACTACTTCATAAGCATCGGTGAAGGGTATTCAACCATGTTTACTTGTCACTTAGATACAGCCTCAAGAGAATTCGTCAATATCAAACATACTTTTAAAGATAATTATATCCAATCAGATGGTACAACTATTTTAGGAGCAGACGATAAAGCCGGAATGACTGTACTACTCTATATGATAAATCAAAAAGTACCAGGGCTTTATTATTTCTTCAAAGGTGAAGAAGTAGGATGTATCGGAAGCCGTGCCTTGTCCAGTGATTTTAGAGAAAAGATGATCACTAAAGTAGTTTCATTTGATAGAAGGGGTACACATTCAATTATCACCGAACAATGGATGGGAAGATGTTGTTCTAATCAATTTGCACTTGCACTCTCAGAGGAATTTAGTAAGGCGGATGAGACTTTGCAATTAGTACCAGATGATACTGGTGTTTTAACAGATTCTGCTCAATTTATAGATATTGTAAATGAGTGTACTAATATCTCAGTAGGTTATTATGGTGAACACACTACAAATGAAAAACAAGATATTCAATATCTTGTTAAACTTTGTAAAGCATGTGTAAAAGTTGATTGGGAATCATTACCAATTATTAGAAATACACCTGAGGATTTTGAAGATTTGGATATAGATTTAGACTTTGATTTAGAACTCGAAGATTTCCCTGATGATAAAATTGAGTCTGAAAAAGTCTTAATTCACAATTTCATAAAGAGCTCTTGTGATTATAACCCATTTGAAATCGAATGGGATGGTCAAGATTGTTATTGTGATTTAGGTGAAGGTCGGAACATATACATTGGTTCAAGAGATGAACTCAAAATTTATATTGATGAACTTTAACTTAGGATAATACCAGGATTCCGGTATTGCTTTTGTTCAACAATCTCCATCATTTGATTTGTTGATAGGTTATTTTTATCCCAACCTTTCTTTTTAGAATACTCTACTACAAATTTTTCTCTTAGAAGATTAAGTTCTTCTTTGGAAATATTTGTAGTGCTTTTAATTAAATCTCCTTCTTGTTTCATAACTTCTTTTTTATTTTATTGTATATATTTAGAAAATCAATCTTTAATCAAAATTTTTATGCCAGAAATTGCTGAATATAAAATATCCGCAGATTTTATAAATCTAAATTCAAAAAATAAATTTATTAGAGCCTTTCACGTGCAAAGGGGAAATATACCAATACCATTCCAAACACAATTAGAAAATGTCACTATTAAAGCTCGTTCTTATGGAAAAGACTTAATCTTAGATATAGATTCTAAATTCCCTATACACGTATTTATGGGAATGATGGGTAATTGGAAATATGTCACTACAAAAGATTGGGATTTAACAAAATATATTCGACTTAGATTCGATGATGAAACTGGACACTCCTTAATTTTATACGGTGGATGGATGGGTCCGAAATATTCTGTAGGTGGACCTTTCAAAGGAACAAAAAGAGGAGCAGACCCAACCTTAGACTTTGACAAATTTAAACAAAATATCATAGATAATTTAGATAAAAAGTTATTTGATAAACCAATCTGTGAAGTTCTCTTAAATCAAGAATACTTTAATGGCGTGGGTAACTATATCAGAAGTACCATACTATACTACGCTGATATCAATCCTTTTCTATCTGGGAGAGTAGCAATTCAAAACCACCCTCAGATATTAGATTTATGTAAAAGTGTCCCAGAGACAGCATATTCATTCAACGGGGGTCAACTAATGACGTGGCACAATCCAATTGACACGAATTCAGAAAAATTTGATAGTTGGGTTTATTATCAAAAAGGTTTATCCTGTAAGGATAAACTAGGTAGGACATTCTGGTTCAATCTAAAATGGGAAAAAGAATGTCCTTACTCAATAAACAAACCCAAGAAAGCGAATAAAATATAAAAAAGTTTTTATATGAATTCAGTAGATAAACAATATAAAGAATTGATTCAACATATTCTTACAAAGGGTGGAGTTAAAAAAGATAGAACTGGTACAGGCACCATTTCAGTATTCGACTATACAATGAGATTCAATATGCAGGAAGGATTCCCAATTTTAACTTCAAAAAAAGTCTTTTTCAAAGGTGTAATTCATGAACTTATTTGGTTTTTAAGAGGAGAAACAAATATTAAATATTTAGTTGATAGGAGTGTGCATATCTGGGATGGCGATGCTTATCAAAGGTACTTGAAAGAACATAGTAAAAATCCAAATGAGACAGCGGGATTAGATAATGGAATACCTTTCACCAAAGAAGAGTTTATTGCTTTAATACAATCAAATGGTGCATTTGCTCATAAGTGGGGTGAACTCGGCCCGGTGTATGGGCAGCAATGGAGAAGTTGGAAATCTAATAGAAAAGATACATCAATGGAGTCCGATACTTACATGGAGTTTAAAAAAATAGACCAAATCGCAAACCTAATCAACGACCTAAGGACAAATCCAGATGATAGAGGCTTAATTGTATCTGCCTGGAATGTGGCTGATCTGAAAAGCATGGCGTTGAGGCCGTGTCATAACTTCTTTCAATGTTATACTTATGAAATGACAGAAGTGGAAAGAGTTGAAGAATGGTGCCATAGTTTAGGTAAACATATTTCATTTGGAGATGATATGACGTGGGAAAAATTAGATGAATTGAATTTTCCAAAAAGAAAATTAAGTTTGAAAATCAATATCAGATCAAACGATGTTTTTTTAGGGTGTCCTTTTAATATTTCCTCATATGGTCTATTACTTCACTTATTATCTGACGAAGTTAATATGATACCCGATGAATTGATAGTTACTATTGGTGATGCGCATATATATTTAAATCACATAGAACAAGCAAAGCTTCAAATTAATTTACCTACATTTAAACTACCAACTATACAAATTAGTAAAAAATCTATTTTTGATATTGAATATGATGATATAAAATTACTTGGGTATAAATCTGGACCAGCTATAAAAGGTGAGTTATCAAATTAAATCAGCACCTTCAATAAAACTGGAACTCTCTAACTAAATTAAAAAAACCTCTTCCCAAATTAAGAAGAGGTTTTTAGTTTCTTATGGGATAAGTGAGAATGTTGAAGAAGAAACAGTATATTCTTGATCGTATCCACCTCTAAAGGTAGATAATCCAATACTGAAATTAGTAACACCACCTGAGAACGTGCCAGAATTAGTCAAGCCTTGATTTGATGTACCAACAATTGTTGAACCACCACTACCTTGAGTCAAATTAATCGTTAAGGCTTTATTATTGTATTTATTACCGGTATTTGGTACACTAACTGTTAAGGTTGTTGAAGTTGAAACAGCAGAAACCCCAGAGCTATTACCAACGATAGAACTAGCAATTGAGCTTAAGAACGTCGCTAAATTACTATTAGATGCTGTTACTGAAGACAATTGGGTAGAACCTAAGATTGTATTATCTATTGTAAGCTTAGCATTGGTAGTTGTAGATGGCGTACCACTGAATGTCCATACAATTGCAGCTGGATCGACATATGTAGTACCTGAACCACCTTGTAGGTTTACTACTTGAATAGATTTTGTTTTACCTCCCAAGTTGTAAATATCTGGTTCATAGAAAGATAATGAAGAAGTAGATGAAATACCTGTTACTGTTAAGTCGGATCCACCTAGAACACTACCTCTGTTTCTCCAAAAAGTATAATTAATAGTTAGAAGAGAACTCGAATAAGTAGCAGAATTGATTTTGAAATAGGGTTTTGACATAGTTTTAAATTATTTTTAATAGTATATATTAAAGAAAAAAAAGAAAAAAATTCAATAAAGTAAATTATTAATAAAAAGAAGACTTTTAGTGTTTTTTATAAACATATTTATCTTGTCCACATCCAAATATTCTTTGATATCCCATTTCATTCATTATTTGGACTTCAGTTTTATTCGGATCACCACCAGCCTTTATTAATTTCTGTTTATTATAAGTAAATCTATGTTTTCTTCTGCCGTCTACTATCCACCAAAAATTTGGTTCCGTCCTATGGACAAATTCAAAACCTAATTCCCTATATAAATTACCATTAAAAGTTGCCCTATCGGCAAATGAAACTATCTCAGAAACATCTTGATTATCGTTGAAATATTTAAATAGTCTTGATGCTGCCCCACTCACAGTTAAATTTATTTTATTAGCGAATCTTACTAATTCAAAATCCTTTTTTGGTTTATTGAATAACATACAAGAAACTAATTCTTCATTATAAAACAACCCAACAGCAAACTTATAATTAGTCTTTCCTTGTATATGATTGTTATCAAAAAAATTATTCACTAAATTTCTATCCTGGATAAATTCGATATGGCACTTTCTCGCACCAATTTTATTTTGAATCAATCCAAGTCTAGAGAGGATTATAGACTTAACTATTTCTTGTCTTTCTAACCAATCATCTTCCCAAACTTGAATTAAGTCTATACCGACTTCATTACATCTTAGAAGTTTTTCTAAATGATATTTCTTGTTTTTGTAAAGTTCTGAATGCCAATATAGTCCATTATATTCAATTGCAACACTTTTAGAAGAAATGTATATATCTAGCTCAAGTGGTGAAATTTGACTTCTGTTTTTTGTTTCTAATTCTATATGTTGATTTAGCCAACTCACGAGGTTTATTTCAGAACCAGATTGGCTTATATTAATTGGATTACATTCTGTACATACAATTAATCCATTGATGTTCCTTCTACTCGCATTGTAGATTTTTATTTTGAATGTGTGTCCACAGTTACCCTTTAATGTAACAAAGTCATTTTCAATATCCAATAGAACATATCCTATATTTTTATAATGTTCGCTAGATTTTTCAATAAGTGAGTATTTTATTTTATTCCTAAATTCATCAGACTTTAAATAATTCCTCCATTCTTCTGTTTGAGTAAACCAATCAAATCCATATAAAAGATTATTTGTAATTATCGATTTTGATTTTATATTCGAATAGACACCACTTTCCCACTTTTCCTTTATTTTATTCCTAAAATCATCGGTTTTGTTATACCATTCAACACCCCATTTATGTAGTGATGTTTTTTTAATTTTCTCTATTATTTCGGGCTTATTATTTTTTAAAATGTTTCTAAGTTCTTCTGATTGTAGAAAGCTTTCAACACCCCATTTTTCTAAAGAAGTTTTTTTATATCTCTCTTTATACTCTTCTGTTTGTGTGTACCACTCATTATTAAATTTTTCTAAATTAGTTTTCTTAGTTTTTTCTTTATATTCTTCTGTTTTGGTAAAATGAGTTCCATACTTTTCTAAATTGGAATCCATTGATTTCAATTTAAAATCATCTGATTGAAAATAATATTCAGTTCCATATTTCTTCTTAATAGTATTTTTATATTTCTTTTTAACTTCTTCGTTTTGAGCAGATGATTTAGTACCATATCTATCTAAATTAGTTTCCATTTGTTTATTTTTAATGCTATCTGCTTTAGCAACATTATCAACCCCATATTTTTGAACATTTGTGTTTTTACGTTTTTCTTTTGTAGAAGTGTCAGTTGCTGAGCATTTAGCCGAACAATATTTTCTATAACCATCTTTCCAGTTTCTATTGAAAGTTGTTGTGTTACCACATTTACAAAGGTATTCATTTGGATTATCATTCACCCAGTGCCAAATTTTCTGTTTGAAAGGTATGTGAGTAATATTAGTGCAATATTGCAATATTTCATCCAGAATATGGGGACTATTTTTGATGAAATATGATTCTCTTAATCGGTTTCCTTCATCTTGTAAGATTTTGTCAATTATTTCTAACTTATTCATTTATATTATATTTATATGTCAAAGTAATGTTTGCTCCTTTGAATAAAAAAAAAGAGAGAACCGAAGTTCTCTCTTTTATATGAATAGGATATAACTGATTAGTTAAGGAAACCATTAGCATCTTGCACTTTAATAGTCATATACTGTTTTTGTGGGAACCAACCAACTTCCGCGACTGCATAACGGCTTCTTAACAACATTCTTGGTGCGAATGTAGCTTCAGAAATAAGGCTGATTGACTGAGCCATCAAGTAAGGTACGAAGATAATACCTGGTTGATCAGGATTGTTCTTTCTACCTAAAACGATTCTGTTATCGTTATACTTCATATATGGGTCTACATATACTTGGATATCACCAATCTGTCCAACAGGGTAAAGTTGACCTGAACCGTTGATTTTAGATTTAACTGGGTTAACAGTGTAACCAGCGATGTCCATAAGTGATGCAGCCAAAGCTCCGTTTGTTACAGCGTACTGAGCAGGACCTACACGACCTTCAGTTGCGATATAGTTAGAAGCGTGAACCATCTTAGTGATAAGTTTACGTTGTACTGCGTGAGTAGTTTCACCACCAGGTCCAGTTACTGCGTAAATAGTATCTAAGTCGAAAACTGTTTGATTTGCAATAACACCAGAACCAGTTCCACCAAGTGGAGCAGTATTTCTGTTCAAATCACCCATTTCAAATACTTTACCTACGATTTGTTTAGAGATTGTCTGAGACAATTCGTTTACAAGGATAGATTCCATTTTTTGAACGATGTCCATACCTGTGTTAGCTTTAATGTCTTCGATTTCAGTTCTTCTCAATACTGAAGAAACTTCGATAGTACCAACAGCAATTGATTTCGAAGAAATCTTTGGTCCGATTACACCAGCGTAAGTTAAATCATCTTCAGAACGGCTCATTGGATATCTACCATTCTGAGAGTTGTCTGTGAAGTTAGTAGAGAAAGCTGGAAGTTGATCTTCTAAAGCTGATACTAATTCAACAACAGCTGAAACTGTTACACCAGCAATCAAGTTAATTTGACCAGCAATTGATCCAGTTGGATTGAAAGTGTTAAGACTTGGTTCGTATTGATAAGGTGCAGCGTATGGCGAAGTTAGTGTCATATTTCCAACAGCATTTGCTTGTCTGAACGCTCTGAAGATTGGATAACCGTCAATACGAGAGAAACCAAGAAATTCAGCAATACCCTCTTTATCAGACAAACCTGTAGTAGTTGAAAGTTGAACTACACCGATAGCACCGAGTCCACTATTTCCAGTTGCATTTAAAGAAACATAAACATGGTAAGGAGAACCTGAACTCAATGCTGATTGAATACCACCAACTGATTCTAAAATGTTAGTGCTATATCCACTCAACGCTCTAATAGCGGCATTTACTGCAGTGTTATTAACACCAGAGTTAACTTTAAAAACTAATGGACGGCCTTGATTTGTATCAACATCATCATATTGGAAGTCAATATAAAGAAGGTCTAATTTCGGACCCGGAGATGGTTTTACAGATACTAGATCCAAACCAATTGTTTGAGCTGCGATCTTCATTGCTACTGGAAGTAGGTTTTGACCCAAATCACCAGATCCAATATTACCAAAGTTATTTAATGCATTACCAGCAGCGATACTACCACCAGCGTAGTTGTTTGAACCAGCATAAAGAGATGGTTGTGGTGAACTTACAGCACCCATACCAGCATTAGCTGCATTTACGTATGCGTTTTCGTTGATTGTGTGGAATTCAGCATACTCAGACATCCAGTCAAGTCTGTCTTCGCTTACAACACCCATGTTCTCCAATACAGGAGCCCATTTTTTAAGTGCTTTTTGTTTGTCTATTCTAATGTGTGACATAATTAATTTGTTTTTTTTTATTTTATCTATATATAACCCCAAAAATTTAATAAATTTTAAACGTGGATTTTTTATAGATTAGAGATTTTTAAATCTTTCCAAAATTCCTTTCATTTCATTATCAGATAATTTATCTTCTTGAATTAGGGAAGTATGGCTTACTAATTTCTTAGTAGGTGTTTGTTTTTTAAGCAAACTTCTTGTCATCCAGAAATTCTCAATTTTGCTCTCATTTGTTAAATCTGGGTAGAGTCTTGCTTGTGAAAGGATTGATTTTTTACTTGAATCACTCAATTCTGACCAAACTGTCTTAACGTTATCAGGCATCAATCTAATCATTTTTTCTTCTAGTGATTCGTTCTTTACTGAAAGAGACTCTTGAATTAAATTTAGAACTTCTTTACCAGTAAAATAACTTCTTTCGTTTATGTAAAGCTTTACTTGTTCTTGTTCCTCATTTGTTAAGTTATAATAACTATTCACTTGAGACTTATTCAAAAACTTCAAAAAATTTAAATCATTTGTTTCAGAAACTTTACGTTTTCTAGCTTCTTCAATAAGTTTATCTATTTGTTTTGATAGTTCAGTATCAGATTCGCCTACATAGGCTTCTTTGTCTTCTTCGCTTTCTTCAGCTTCCATGTCCATAGAATTTTCCATTCCCATATACATAGATTTCTTAGGATGTTGCATCATCATATATGTATCATCATCACCCTCTTCTTCCTCTTCGTATTTTTCATCTTCGATTTCCTCGAAACCTACTTCAGATAAAGTTGGCATCATATCGCTACCATAAGCGTTACTCTCAAATAGTCTACCACCTCTATTCATTTTTTCAGTAATCATTCCAGCATAAGAAACTGTTTTATCCAAGTTCTCAGCTAGGTATTCAGAATAAGCGATGTTATCATCAAGGTGCTCAGCGATGTATTCAGAGTAAGCAATGTTACCTTCAACATGCTCAGCCAAGTATTCAGAGTAAGCAATTGATGAATCTAAGTTTTCTGCAATATATTCAGAGTAAGCAATGTTCTTGTCAAGATTTTCTGCGATGTACTCAGAGTAAGCAATGTTCTTATCCAAGTTTTCTGCGATATACTCAGAGTAAGCAATGTTTTTGTCGAGATTTTCTGCAATATATTCAGAGTAAGCAATGTTCTTATCTAAGTTTTCAGCTACGTATTCAGAGTAAGCAATGTTCTTGTCAAGATTTTCTGCCAAGTAGTTAGAATATTCAATGTTTTTATCAACATTCTCAGCTACATATTCAGAGTAAGAAATATTCTTATCAAGGTTTTCAGCCAAATATTTAGTGTAAGAAATATTCTTATCTACATTTTCAGCAACATATTCAGAATAATTAATAGCCTTTTCGAGGTTCTCAGCTAAATAGTCGTTGTGAGAAATTAGTTTTTTAGTTGTAGTCTTAAGTGATTTGTTTTCATTTACAACTACTTGTACTTTTTCTGCTAGGTAGTCAAGATATTTGACCATTTGAGAATTAGTTTTATTGAGTTCTTCATAGTACTCAAGTAATTGCTCTAATTTTCTTGGATTTAAGTTACCAGTCTTTAGAGCTGATTGTGCAGCTTTCTTCGTAGAAGCGATTTCATTCACTAAATACTTAGAATAGTCAGACAACTGTTGCTTAGTAACATAGTCTTTGTTATTCATATTGAAAAGATCATTGATTTTAGACTCGTCGGACATTTCATATATCCTAAAGTTAGATTTATTAGAAAATCCAAAGGATTCATTAATAGATTTCATTCTAGCAGATCCAAATCCAGGATCAGCAACAATATCATAGGTAAATAACTTCTTAAGTGTTACTGTTCCATCTGATTCCGTTACACCAGCAGCTCTTGAAGATACAAATACTGGACAACCATCATCAACTAGTGATTTGGCTTCTTTACCCCAGTAAGTATTCAATAATTTAATCTCACCTTCAACACGGTTAGATTCTTTGATGTATTTTGCTCCTCTAATAATGTGAGAAGCACGTGATAGTGATGTGTCGAAGACGTCGGGATGATCGAATTCACCATAAACCACACCCATAGTCTGAATACGTTCATTCAATTCATTTAGGCATGGAAGAAATTTTGAAGCAGTATAAATTCTCTCATTTCGATTTTTTACATCAAATTCAGTGAAAATACCACCCAAAACATAATCTTTCTTACCACCTGAAATTCTAACGTTTTCCTTTAAGGGATTTGCGTTGTTTTCAACAATTAATATTGGTTTCATTAAGGCATAATTATTTTTATATTTGTATATATAATGTAAAAAACCGAAAAAAAATAAAGGTGGATTTTTTATGGATAAATAAAATACCAATGAAACAAATGATTTATTTTTATATATAGTGTATGGTTAATTTGATAAAAATAATTCAGTCTTATGATTCTAAGTGATATAGGTGGTTTAGGAAAGTGGAGTAAAAAAGAAATTGAGGTGAAGTGTGATATTTGTGAGATAGAAAAGAGCTTAGAGTTCAAACTCTATACTTCTTATGGATATATAGATGGTGAATATTTATGTAGAAAATGTAAACTAAAAAAGAATAACTTAGAGAAGTATGGAGTCGAAAATGTTTTTCAGTTAGAATCTACCAAAGAAAAAACTAAAAAGACTAATTTAGAAAAGTTTGGCGTTGAATTTATTTCACAGTCAGAAAAAGTAAAAGAAAAAATAAAAGAGAGTTTTTCTAAATTAGATAAAGAAGAAGTAAATAGAAAAAGAATTGAAACTAATAAAATAAAATGGGGTGTTGAAAATGTGTCACAATTAAATTCAATTGAGATTAAAAAGGTTAAAACATCAATAAGAAATAATGGTGTAGATTATATATTCAGGTCAGATGATTTCAAAAAAAATCAAATTAACTCCAATAGAGTAAAATATGGATGTGATTATTTATTTCAATCAGTTTATTTCAAAGAAAAAAGTATCAAAAAAAATATAGAAAAATGGGGGAGTGAAGCACCGTCAAAAAATGAATTTGTAATTGATAAAATAAAAACCTCATTAAAAAATACACTATCAAAAAAATCCTTTGAAAAAATTGATAAATTGATATCAATAGAAAATGAATTTTATAATATTTTTTGCAATAGTTGCAATTCAAAATATTCGATTAATAGAGTTCTCTTCTATAAAAGAAGAGAAACTAACACTGAAATATGTACCGTTTGTAACCCAATAGGTAAGAATCAATCTGGACAAGAAATCAAACTCTTTAATTATATCAAATCAATTTACAATGGTGAAATAATTCAAAATTTTAAAATAGATAGGGCAGAAATAGACATTTATTTACCAGAATTAAAATTAGGGTTCGAAATGAATGGTATTTATTGGCATTCAGATAGATATAAAGATAAAAGTTTTCATCTTAATAAATCAAATTTTTTTGAAAAAAATGGAATAAGATTGATTCATATTTGGGAGGATGATTGGAAACAAAAGGGTGAAATTATCAAAAGTCAAATAAAAAGTTTGATTGGAATCAACAAAAAAATATTCGCTAGAAAGTGTAAGGTTGTTGAAATAAAGGATATTACATTAGTTAGAGAATTTTTGAATAATAATCACATTCAAGGTCATGTTAATTCAAATATCAAATTAGGTTTATTTTACAATGAAGAATTAGTTTCTTTGATGACATTTGATAAATGGGAAGGTCGTAAGAAAATGTCTCAGTACGAGTGGAATCTGAATAGATTTTGTAATAAATTGGAACATAATATAATTGGTGGGGCTTCTAAACTTTTGAAATTTTTTTTAGATAATTTGAAACCAAAACGAATAATTAGTTATGCAGACAAAGATTGGAGTAGAGGAAATTTATATCAGAAGTTAAATTTTGAGAAAGTGAGTGAAAGTGAACCGGATTATAAATATGTAGTAGGTGAAAGGAGAGTACACAAATCTAATTTTAAGAAATCTGTAACTGGAATATCAGAATCGAAATTAGAGATACCAAAAATTTGGGACTGTGGTAAAATTAAGTGGGAATTAAATTTATAAAATGAAAATAAAAATTAGACAAACCGGAGAAAATTTCGAATCAGATATGTGGGAATTCATTAGAAATTATTCTAATGAAGTTGCTATAATGTTAAGGAGAGATGAGTTTATAAATGAAATTTTTTCTTTAGAAGAAAATGTAAGTGGTGAAGATAAATTTCAAAGACTCGGTTCGATTTCAATAGATAATACACGTTATGGTTCAACTTATCAAGGTTCTGGTACAAGAAATGATATAAGTCAATATTATGCTTCTCACGTTATAACTGAAATATCTTTTGAGGATGGTGAATTTTGGGCAGGTATAAAAATATTGAATACTGCAATTGGGAGACCACTACAAAATTTGAAAAAGGATGAGTTAGAGCTAGAGCTTGTTCCCATATATAACTCAGAAGAAAAAATCATTACATTTGATATAGATCTAAATGTAAAGTTTATAAGTGGGACAGAATCCTATCACTACTCATTAAAAAAATGATACTAACGAGAGAAATATTGGTAAAAATAACCGAATCAAATTTCGGATATTATGAAGAACTTGGTTACGATGTAACTCTTGGTGAAAATTTAGTTATACCAATAGAATTATTAACTTCGGGTAGTCATTATAAAATAAATTGTAAATGTGATAAATGTGGTGTAGTTAAAGAAGTTATTTTCAAAAACTATGTCAAATATGGAAATCGTTGGGGTGATTACTTTTGTAGAAAATGTTCCGAGAAGAAAAGAAAAGAAACTTTGGTAGAAAATCATGGAGTTGAATATCCAATACAAAGTAAAAAAATAAAAAATAAAATAAAAGAAACCATGATTGAAAAGTGGGGTGTTGATAACCCTTCAAAATCAAAGGAAATAATAGAAAAAAGAAAAAGGGAAAAAAATTAATTTTTCCCTTTTTTATTTTGATTAAAATTCAAATTCTCCCCCACCACCGGATTCACCACCTGCTTGAGCACCACCTGCCTGTGCTCCGCCTGCCTGAGCCCCTGCCTGAGCTCCACCGGCTTGTGCACCGCCTTGTGCTGCTCCAGATTCAGCACCCATATCACCAGCACCCATATCGCCACCACCCATATCACCACCTTCTGCTCCCATATCACCACCTTCTGCACCCTCAGCCGATCCACCTCCTGCCTTAGATTTAAGCCAATAAGATTGGTTTTCTTCTTTCTCTTCTGGTGTTAATTTCATAATTTTATCGATAAGGTAATCAATGTGAAAATATGGTTGCCCATCTGCGGTTTGAATACCTAAAAGTGTACTTAGTATACCAGCTCTTTTTTCCATAATACCTGTTTTTTTCCATTCTTCGAATAACTGATGTGAATAAAATAAAACATCAACTTGGTTAAGAAATATTTCATCCTCTCTTAACTCAGGGAATTCCATCAACATCTGAAGTTTAAGGGGTTTAACTATTAATTCTTTGTAGTTAGCTCTTAAACGATTTACAAAATTTGCAAATGTGACCTCATCTCTTGTCATAGAAGCGGCATCGTCAAAAACGGTTCCACCGCCTGTAGATCCGTCTTTATCAAATCTTTGCATTGGTATTTTTGATGCTCTTTTTAAGATGTTGAAGAACCAAGTCAACATATCATTTTCATTTAAATTATGACCCTGAGGTGATTCTAGTGTCATATTTGGTGTACCAGCATCACCTTCTGGAAACCATATTTGTTTATTATAGGGTAGATGTTTTCTACCATTGACAGTAACTGTTCCAAGTGTGTCATCCCATTCGATTTCTTCAGAATAATCAGCAATCAATTGAGCAACCTGTTCTTCAGCTCTCTGTCTTGGTAAACCTTTAATGGGCACAGTGAACTTCTGATAAACTGATGCATTTACAATATTAAACATTATTCTTGTTTGCTCCATAATCTTTAATTGATTATAAGGCTTTATCAATCCCTCAAGATATGATGTCTCGGAATAATCATTTTGAGTAGAATATGAAATGAATACTATTTGAGAGTCTAAGAAAATTCTTCTCAATTGTGGATCTTCTGGATATTGTATCCAAATTGTACCGATAGCTGGTTCACCCCCAGGCACTAAAGTTTCTGGTCTTAATCTATTAAAACCAATTATATTTTTCTTTTTATCATCCCAAACTATTTCAATCGCCACATATCCATCAATGAGAAAATCTTTCATCATATTCCAAGCAGTAATATTATCTCCAAATCCATAACGATTATAAATTATCTCAAAATATTCTGAATATTTATCACGAATATCTTGTGAGTAATCATTTGATAGTGGCTTGACTGAGCAAAAATCACCTTCGCTATAAATAATAGATTCATCCGATATTCTCGAAACAAAATCTCTTAACTCATCTTTTATAGAGTATTCTCTAAGAATTCTTCTCTTGTCTGCATAGGATCTATCTAAGTAAGGTATTGATTTTCTATTCAAAACTGAAGCAACTGCGCGTTGTGAGAAAAAATCCAGCATTGAATTGCCCTTTTGCGAATAAGGATCCTCATTTATCCCGACCCCGACTGTATTACGCATCAACATATCATCATATTTCATCCCAAAATTCGATAGACTTCTAAGAAGCCTATTAAACAATCCCTTGTTTTCTACTGCTGAGGATACATATCCAATCTCACTTCTATTATTTAGTGGGTTATAACTTCCTGCCATATTTTATTCTGATTCAATTTTTCCAATATTATCTACTCCATCAAAGTAGATATATCTACCAGATGGTGTTTTCTCGACTTTAATTACACCTCTTTTAACCCAATTTGTAAGGGTTCTTCTGGTAATTTTATATTTTTCTAAAACTTCTTTAGCTTTCATACTTGACTATATATAAAATATACCTGTCCCATTTCTATATTTTTCACTATTTTTATCCATATTTACTAATTGATCTTCTCAATCTTTCTACGTGTCCTTTGAGTGCTGATAACTCCTGATAGGCTTCGTCTTTCATTTTTAGAAAATCATTGACAAGCAATGTGGACATCTCGCTATCTCTCTCAGTCCTGTGTTCGAGTTTAGCTTGCCAAATTGAATATAGTTTTTTTGGATCATATTTATTGATTGGATGTCCGGAGTATAGGAATCTTGGACTAAGTTCCATATTTATTTTATGACAGAGTTTGATTTGTGCAAAATTGTACTCCACTATTGCGTATTCAAATCCCAAACTTCTTAGTTCCTTATAAACACCGTCAAAATCAACATCAAGAAGTCTATCTTTATCTAAATCGTCTTCGGTTATGAATTTATCAAATATAGTAAATCTTAGCTCAATTGGTAAGAAGTTTAGATTTATGGCATATACCAGAAGTATATTGCTAAATTTCTTAAAATCAATTACAAATAATGGTGAGTACTTCATCCAATTCGAGTCATCCTTGTAATGAAAGAAATAAAACCCGCCTGGTTGAATATTCTTCGGATTGATACTAGTCACAAATTTATCGGACTCCTTGAACTTGCTAAAAAAATATAGTGAATTATTTTTGTAGTTTTCCAATAGTCCAGCACCATATACCAATTCACCAAGTTTTGATCTTTCTAATAATTCTCCCATTCGAAACCTATTTTTTAGATATATATTTAAAAATAGATACTGAAATATGTTGAATAGCGCTCCGAAACAATCAAACAGGTACCACCAGGGTTTATTTACACCAGTAAATAAAGATAAAGTAATAAAACTAAATTCTCAAGGTGGTCTATATTATCGTTCTGGTTTGGAACAGAAAATGATGATTTACTTAGATAACAATTCTAAGATTATAAATTGGGCAGCGGAACATCTTAAAATACCCTACTCTAAAACTGAATGGGTTTCAGAATCACAAGAATATAAAACAACTGATCACACATACTATCCAGATTTTTATTATGAATTAAAAAGAGAGGATGGATCTATCTCAAAAGTTGTAGCTGAGGTAAAGCCATACTCAGAAACAGTTGAGCCAGTATTAAAACCGAATCCAAGTGCTAAACAGTTGAAGAACTTTGAATATGCACTGAAAATGTATAACAAAAATTTAAGTAAATGGAGTTATATGATTGACTATTGCCAAAGAAAGGGATTTGAGTTTATAATAATTACCGAAAAAATTCTTGGCACAAAATAATAATCAGTATTATACTACTGATAAATGGATTCAAAAAATCATAAAGATTTATAAGGATATTCTTTTTTGTCCTAATGGCAAAATATCTGAAAAATCCTAAAGAGAAAAGTATAATAGAATAGATGTAATAGTTTGTGAAGAACCCTATTAGTATAAAAATTAAATATGTAATTTTTGAAGCGTAAAAAAACAGGTAGAGTTTTGGATTATAATTTTCAATTTCTTGAAAATCAAATTTTCTATAAACTCTACCCCTATTAAGGAATCCAAATATTTCAACCCAAATAAAAAGTAGGATTAATAGATTAAAAAGACTAGTAGTAAAGATTGTCATCATAAATAAATTTTATCTCTCCCAAATTTTTAAGATTCGTTAAGGAATGCTGTGGAATCCTAATTCCCAATTTAGTTTTATTTAATTCTTTGTATAGTGAATTCGAAATCTTGATTTCAATTATTTCACCAACAACTCTTTCGTATGAATTGGGTACTTCTACAGAATCTCTATCTTTGTAAACAGATTTAATGTAATTTTTAGCATTATCGAATGTTAAATGTAGTGATATCCCATCTTCTTTTGTGCCCTGCCCTAGTTCAGATTCTTCCCAAATTTGTGCAAAAACTTTTTTCATATATTTAAATTTAGTAAAAGTAATATTTATAAATCAACGAAAGGTTGTAATCTTAAAAAGATATTTTTACAAATATATAAATTTTTAAAACAAAGATAAACAAATAAAAAATGTACGATATAACATGAAAGAAAAAGGATTTAAATTTTCCTATAAAAAATAATTTTAACCTTATCTACTTACATAATAAAGACTTATATGTCGAAATAATAATCAGTAAAGCTCAAGGTAAACTTACCAATAAATCAAAATTGATGCTTGAAATTTTAGCCAAAAGAACAATCAAGAAAATGAGATACTATAATAACGATGATAGAATGGATTGCTATCAAACCGGTCTCTTACATATGTTCTCAAGCTGGTACAACTTTAATGAAGAAAAATCTGACAACGCTTTCGCTTACTTCACAGAGATATTCAAGAGGGGATTAGCAAAGGGTTACAACGACTTATATAAGAAAAAAGGCGATGCTGAACATCTTATTCGCCTTATTTCTATTGAGAGTTCGAATGATGGACAGGGTTTACATTCTATTTAATTGGCAAAACTTCGTTTGAAATTCTAATATATAGATTATATGATAAAAGAAATCTATATAGAAATTAGGGGTCATAGGACTAATTTTGAACATTTCAAAAGAAAGGGATATGATATACAATTCAAAAAACCAATACAGGTAAAAATTGAAGATTTAATGCCCGGATCTACCACAATTATCACATCAATATGTGATAATTGCGGTGTGGAAAAGAGCAATGAATTCAGATTCTACTATGAATATACAGAGGGTTTAAAAGAAAAATACTTTTGTAACAAATGTAATAATATCAAACGTAAGGAAACCTGTTTAGAAAAATGGGGTGTTGAAAACCCAATGCAATCAGAAGAAATAAAAGATAAACTTAAAAATAGTCTGTTGGATACCTATGGTGTCGATCATTTTTCAAAAACTGAAGAATTCAAAGAGAAATATAAGAATACATGTCTAAAAAACTTCGGTGTAGATAATACTTTCAAATCTACAACACACAAAGAAAAAATTAAAAAATCAAATTTAGAAAAGTTTGGTGTAGAGTATCCACAACAAAATATAGACATAAAAGAAAAGACTACTAAGTCTTTTTTGGATAACTATGGTGTGAAAAGATATTCACAAACAACAGAATTCAAATCTAAAATCAAAGAAATATCTCAAAGTAGATGGGGTGTAGATAATTACTCTCAGTCATTAGAATATAGAGAGAAAGTCAAGGAAACTTCTATCGAAAATTGGGGTGTAGAACACTATTCAAAAACAGAAGAATTTAAGAATAAACTAAGAAATAATAGAGAGAATCTTACCAAGTTAAGATATGAAAACTTGATAGGTGAAGGTTTTGAGATTATTGATTATCGGAACTCAAATTTTGAAATATTCCATAAAGAGTGTAGCCGTAATTTCAAAATTAATAGAGATTTACTATATTCAAGACACAATTTGAAAATTTGTATATGTACAAAATGTTTAGACATTAACCTTGGACACTCAAATATGGAATTAGAGATACAAGATTTTTTAAATTCATTGAATTTAAGCTACAATAAAAAAGATAGGAGTATTTTAGAAGGTAAAGAATTAGACATTTATTTACCTGATTATAAATTGGCTATTGAAATGAATGGTGTTTATTGGCACTCAGAAATTTATTTAGATAAATATTATCATAGAGATAAGACATTTAAATGTAAAGAAAAAGATATACATCTTCTGCATATTTGGGAAGACGATTGGAAATATAAAAGGGATATAACTAAATCAATAATCTTAAACAAATTAAATCTCCTAGATAATAAAATTTATGCTAGGAAATGTGAGATAAAGTTAGTAGATTCTAATGATTCTTCACAATTTCTAAATAGTAATCATATACAAGGCTCAAGTCCTTCTCAACTTAAACTTGGGTTATACTTTAATAATGAATTAGTTAGTCTAATGACATTTGGTTGGAGGTTTACAAACTCTAAAAGGGAATATGAGCTAATTAGATTTTGCAATAGGATAAATTATAATGTAATTGGTGCTGCCTCTAAATTATTTTCACACTTTCTTAAAAACTATGAAGTGAATGAGATAATTTCTTATTCTGACATATCATTATTCAGTGGTAACTTATATCAGAAATTGGGTTTCAAAAAAGTGAGTCTTTCTAAACCTAATTATTTTTGGATAGTTGATGGTATAAGAAAACATAGATTCAATTTTAATAAGAAAAGATTGATTAAAATGGGATATGATAAAAATAAATCAGAATCGCAAATTTTACAAGAGATTGGTTATTACAGAGTTTATTCTTGTGGTCAAGAAAAATGGGTATTCAAAAGATAAACCTGATTCAATCTAAATTATATAATTGAAAAAATAAATTAATGAATAAAATATTTTTGATTGATTGTGATGGTACGATTTGTGACGATATAAGAAATGAAGATAGTCATTTATATGCAACAGCAAATCACTTTGAAGAAAGTAGACTTATATTGAATAAGTGGTATGATGAGGGTAATGTTATTACTTTTTTTACCGCTCGTGAATCAAAAGATAGAGAAGTTACTGAGAAATGGCTATCAGAAAAGGGGTTCAAATATCATGGCTTAGTTATGGATAAACCAAGATGTAAAGACGGACAAGTCTATCATTGGATAGATAATAGACCAGTAAAAGCAACAACTTATAAAGGAACTTGGTCGGAATTAATTGAAGTAAATACTAAAATTGAGGTTTTCAATGAGAATAACTAATGAAATAAGAGAAAGATTATCAGAACTTTCTGAAAGAAGGTCATTATTACATTGGTGGATATAAATGGATAAATTCTGAGCATCAAGACAAATTATTAGAAAATTTACATCAATTAGATTTTTCTTTATTATATCCAAGAATTATTTGTTTATTACATGAAGAAGGTCTAATCGATGTAGAAGATGAATATAGTATAATTAAATATTTTCTTGAGGATAGAGAGCGATTGAAAGAAACTAATAAGTCTGAGTATGATATTAGAAGAACTCAGATAAATTCATTATATGGAAGATTTGCATCAAATAAATCACATCATTCAGTAGTAGCTCTGATTTATGAATATTGTTCAATTCTATATGATAGATTATTATTACAATATAAAGACAAAGTAGTTCATATAGATACTGATAGAATTATTTCAATTGAAGAAATTAATATAGATGATTGTGTTATTCCATTCGAGAGAAATATTATTAAATTCGGTTTCTTCAGAGCTATCAAATACTTTGTTACTTTTGATGGTGAGAATTTCAGAACTATAGGTGCAGCATCAAGTAAAAATAATTTAATTTCTGAGTTTAAACTTCTAATTAGGGAAAGAAATTTAGAAAAATTGGATTTATAAAAAAGTCCTCAACTTAAGTTGAGGACTTTTATTTTAATGTCTTGTTCTTTCTTTATATTGTAATTCTTTGATTGCCATAATCTCACTGTCTAAATGTTTCTTTCTCTTTTTAAGATTATCTAAAGCAACTGATAAAGCTTTTGATTCACCGATATATTTAATTGACGATTCTACTTTTTCGATGTTGAAATTTACATCTTCTAATTTAATAGTTATTTCTCTTTCTTTGTCTTCTAATTTTCTTTTAGTTACTACTTCTTTTGATAATTTATTTTCATAAAAATAAGTAAGGTCATAATTCAATTCATTTTTAGCTTCATTCACCAATTGTATCGCCGACTCATATTTATAGAAGCTGTTTCCATATCTTGAATCACATCTATACATATAACAATTATTCTTATAATTAAATGCAAATGCTTCTAAGAAAGGATTGATTAAATTTGATACTCTTTTTACTACGTCTAGTTCTACGATTTTATTTAAATTGTTTGATGTTTCAAGTAGAACAGGATAAAAATTCTTGTTAACGATAGGAATAATTGGGGAAGCGAAAAGGCTTTCTAATGTAGTTTCTTTGTTCATCTCGTCATCATTGATGAAGAGAACTCCTTTTTTATTTACTGAAAGTCCGATAGTTAAATTTTCTGAAATTCTGAAATTAACTCTATCTTCGTTAATAGAAGCAAACTTCATAGCAGTTTCTAAAGTTCTTAGTGTTCTGAGTTTTTGATCATCTGGTACGTGTGCTTCTAATAAAGTTTTTTCGATTGTATTGTCAGCTAAAAGGAACCAAGAATCTTTGATATGACAAAGATAACCATTTTCTACTCTTTCAACAATTGTGTAAACTGCTTCTGCTTTACCACCAGAGAGTAGATTCTGTTTTTGTTGTGGTGACTTTGTTAAGTTATAAACAAAAAGTTTGATTTCAGGTACCCAATCATAAACCGCAAGTTCATTCAAGATTTTAGACATTTTATCTTGATCTGATTCAAGATTTATTGTTTGTAAAAGTACATTGATTGGTTGTCTGAGAACCTCACCTTGATTTTTAGAATTTAAAACATTATAAAGATGTTTTAGCTCATATATAAGTTGATATTCTGATACATCATTATTCAAACTTTCTAAAAATTTCTTGATACTTCTATCAAAAGTATAAATTTTCAACTTTTCATTAAGTGAATCGATAATTGTTTTTTCAGAGTAATCTTTACAAGCATGTAAGTGACTTTCTAAAATAACAGATATATCTTCTTGATCTACCGATAAACCTTTTCTAAAGTTGAATAACTCTAATTTGAGATTCTTCATATTAACTATCATTATTTTTAATGTATATATTATATACAAAAAGTCATTTTTTTCACTTTTTGTATTTATTATTACTATATATTAAATTCAATTTTGTGAATTTATATCATTATCATTATTTTCGTTAGTTTCTCTTGCAGTACCTCTCCCGGTAACTTCAAGTAAATTTAAATACCATCTTGTTCGTTTAGGTGAAAATATAAGGTCTGTTCTACCATCATTATTTGATGTACTACTTAGTGGCTGTCCATTCGGACCTGTCACTGTTGAACTGGGACCATTAGTTCCTGGTGTTCCATTATCATTATATCTATTTGATAAAGAAGAATTTACATTTGACCAAGGGTAGTTACCAAAAAATTGACCAGATTGTAAATCTCTCAAATTTGGTTTTCTAAAAGCAGGATAGTAAGTTTGAACTTCAAAGCTTAGAGTTATCTTCAAAGTGTTATCAGATGTTAGACTTTTTTCTCTTTGTATTTCTACTTGTGACCCATCAGGTATCAACATAACAGCATCAATATTCATGAAATTATATTCGAAATACATAAACCTATATAACCAAAGTGTATCCATTATAGCTTGATTACATTTGAAGATATCAATCTCAGAAGAGAGTAATATTGACATATCATATTTTACTGTTACTGGAACTGCTCTAATCTTGGCTAAAACTCTTCTAATTTCGTCGTTATTTTCTACAACCATTCTTAACCAAACATTTGGATTAGAAAATTCATCGGAACGAATGTCGAATCCGGTCATAGTTAAGTGAGCTCTTGGTATCTGATCTGTGTTAACATCAACAAATCTGTTGCTATTCACTATGTCGTCATTGAAAGAGTCCATTAAAAATCTTTCGTCACCGGTTAGTGAATAATAAAAAGGAACATTAACTTCTCTATCACCTGAAGAAAATCTATTCACCCATCTAATTTCGCCCTCTAAAGTGTCTAAAACGCAGAGAGTTAAATCTCTAAAAAAGGTATCTTGGTAATTAAATTTTTCTCCTATCATAAATTTTTTTAAAATAATTTAGATTTTTTAATCTTTTTGTATATATAATTATTCAAGAACTTCCTTCAATAATTTAATTATAAACTAAAAAATTATCATGAAACAACTTTTACTATCAGAGAGATGGCGCCCAAAGAATTTAGATGACATAATTTTATTACCCAGAATAAAAGATGTGTTCAAATCAGGTTTGAATCAAAACGTTATTCTTTATGGACATTTTGGTACGGGAAAAACTACACTGGCTAGAATTTTGATTGGTAAATATTTAAAAAATTGTCCACATATCGAAATAAACTCTTCTTTTTACACCTCAATAGATACTTTGCGTTCAAAAATTGATGATTTTTGTTCCAAGGTTTATATGGGGTTTGATTTGACAGAACAAATTAATGTAGACAGTATAAAATATGTCTTCTTAGATGAGTTCGAAAGAACTTCCATTCAATATCAAGATGCTCTCAAAGCCTACATTGAAGAATATTCGTCAAAAAATGTCAGATTTATTTTCACTACAAATCATATAAACAAGGTTTCTCAAGGAATTCGCTCAAGATTAGTTGAAGTCAATTTCGATTGTCAAAACTTAGAAGAGGAAAAATATTTAAAAACTGAAATAGCTAAAAAAATTATAAAGGAAATTGCACCGAAAGAGTCAATTGAAATTAATAAAGAAGAAGTAGTAAAGATAGTTAATAAGAAATTTCCAGATTTTAGATCGATTCTAGTTGAATTAGATAACTTCAGATTAACTGGTAAATTATTAGAGACTAGCAATACGATAAATTTAAAAACGAAAAATGATCTATATGATTTGATTTTCACAAATTCTAAGACTTTTGAGGATATTTACCATTTTGTAAATAATTTAGGTGCTGAAAAAATCGATGAAATATTTTTTCTTTTGGGTAAACCACTAGTAGAAGATTGTATAGAAAATAGAAAAGTAAAAATCGAAAGATTATTCGAAGTTACACATATAGTAACAAATTATGGTAATATGTTATCTACTTGTTTAGACCCAACTGTGCTATCGATTTCACTTATCGGAAAAATTAGAGAATTATTTATCTAATAGGATAGTAATTTAATATATAGACTAAATTATTTATTTTCCTAAAATGGCAGCTTTCGATTTTACAGATTTTTATATACTATATAGAGGACATCCAAGGTATACAATTGGTGAAATAAATGAGAGTGAGTTAATCAATGTAATAATACAAAAATACGAGGTAATGCTTTTTACAAACCAAGGCGAAGTTCTTGGTGATCCAAACTTTGGCGCCAACCTCTTAGATTTACTATATCAAACAAAAGTATCTGCTGAATTTGTTAAAGAAAAAATAAACGAACAAATTCAACAATACATCCCAGAACTTTTTCAAATAAATTATAATTTAAATGTTGTTTTTGTGCAGGATCCTGAGCGATTTCAAGATATTATGTTTGTCAATCTAAAATTTGCTGATGTAGATGTTTATTCTCAGTTTGGTAGACTTACTTAATAGGACAATGTTGAGCAGAATAGATGTAGTTATCGTTTCTTCTAACTTTTACTCCTAAAGATTTTGCTGTAACCTCAACATCTGTAAGGCATTCTCTATCAGCACCACCAACAATAACAACTTGTTTTCCTTTCCATTCTTGAAGTAAGTTAAAAAGTTTAACTGGACATTCAAACCAATTATGATTATTGTTTATAAAAACCAATATCGTACCATTCTTGGTTTCAAAAAATTCACCAACTTTTATATCGTTTTTTTCTTCACGAGATTTAATCTCCTTATACATAGAGGAACTTAATTCTTTTTTGAAAAAATCTATCTCGACATCATATCGATATCTTTTTTCAATAATATCGACTTGTTTTGGGAACTTATATATATCACCATTTACTGGAGAAGGGGGATTTTTTTTATAAAGATAATCTTTATCTGGATTTTTACCCTCTACATGGTTATCATAAACCTGATAAACTTTGTCAAAATCCCTACAATATTCTTTTAATTGCTTTACGTAATTATCTGTGAAGAATTCACTAAAACTTTTTTGAACATCTATTATTAGTAATATAGACTCGTTATCAAAATCTTTATATTGACTTAGGTATTTCATATGTCTATATATTAATTTAATATATTGAAAATAAAAAAACACCGAGAAAATTCGGTGTTTTTTTATATGTTATAATTTTTTTTACTAATCTTCTTCTTCCTCTGGAAGTTCCTGTGATTGTGCTTGTCCTTGACCTTGTCCTTGACCCTGTCCTTGACCTTGTCCTTGACCCTGTCCTTGACCCTGTCCTTGACCCTGTCCTTGACCCTGTCCTTGACCCTGTCCTTGACCCTGTCCTTGACCCTGTCCTTGACCTTGTCCTTGACCTTGTCCTTGACCCTGTCCTTGACCTTGTCCTTGACCTTGTCCTTGACCCTGTCCTTGACCTTGTCCTTGACCCTGTCCTTGACCTTGTCCTTGAGATTGTACATCTTCGAAATCATCCTCTTCCTGTGTCTGTGTTTGTGCTTGACCCTGAGTTTGTGATGTTTGTACTTGTACTTGAGATTGTGATTGTGCCTGAGATTGTCCGCCTAATAGTGCGTTAGCGGGTATCTTTTCTGAATCAAGCTGAGTCATAGCAATGAATTTTACAATTTCTTCAGCGATATCCACATCACCAAAATATTGACGTAAATTTTTTCCAGATGTTTCTTTTACTTTTTTAACATAAGAGTTAATAAGTGATTGAGGAATATCAATCATAGTTCTAACTTTGTAAATATCATTAACTTGTAGAACAGATTCTTTAATAATATCGTCTCTTCTTCTTTTGTTTTTATAACCTTCGAAATTTCTAATGTGTTTCATTTTCTAAAATTTTTATTTTTATATACTATATATTATATTCTAAAACTCAAAATTACTTAATTAATATAAAATATGTAATTAATGTAGCTGCAGTAGCAACTAAAACTCCACCACCAATAGATAAATTTCTTTGTGTTTTTAGATTCAGTATTCTTATATTAGAATTCGTGATTACACTTTTGAGTTTTAAAATCTCTTCCTCGGCTAATTTAAAATCGTTCTCCCAATTTTGAACCGTCTTTTTCAGATTGTTGATTTGACTATTCTTGTCTGATATTTGATTTTTTAGCTCAGAAATAGTTGTCTCAAAAATTGTTACCTGTTTTTTATACTCATCAATAACCTTGATATAAACAGATATTGTGGAGTCGCAGGTAAATCCTTTTTTTTCAAGCCAAGAAAGTAGTTCCATATCCGAATCTATCTTTTGAACCTGTTCTACAGTGAAAATTAAGCCAACCGTATCACCTTTGTGTATGAACCATGCCGGGTATTGTTCTATTTTTTCCGGTATAGTGTCAATTTCTAAACTTCTTTGTGAAAATAATGTCCCTCCAATAGAGATAGAGAAAAGTATAGCTAATAAATATTTCATTTTTCTTCCATTTTTTTTGTTAAAGAATTAATCAAGTCTTCTCCCTCTCTTTTTGGTGGAAATTTTTTAATTCTTTCTATTTCCTTATTTATTTTATCCATTTGATCTAAAAAATCTTTCAATTGGTTTTTAACTGAATCCAATTCTTTTTTCGAATCTATTAGCCTCTGACCTAAAGCAGAAATTTTATTATCTCTTTCTTTGATTTGGTTTTCAATTTTGTCAAATTCAACTCTTAGATAATTGCGTTCTTTTGCCAAAGAATCTCTCTGTTTTTCGATCAATTTTACTTCTTTCATTAATCTTCTATTTTCTGCTGCTAAAATATCATCATTAGAATTGATGTATAAGAAAAAAAAGAAAACTGAAAGTAGAGAAAGAAGTATAATAATTATTAATTTTAAATCTATTTTCATAAAAATTTGTTTTTTAAAAATTAATGTGTAATTTTGTTTCTATATATTCAAATTTTAAACTTCTTTAAAAAAATATATACATAATAAATAAAAATAAAACTATGAGTACAATTACAAGATCAAAAACAGAAGAAAAATTAGACGAAATTTTATCTAAACCCTACATTTTAATGCTTCACAACGATGACTTTAATACCTTTGAGTTTGTCATTGAATGTCTTGTTAAATATTGCAAACACGAAGTAGAACAAGCAAATCAATGTGCTATTCTAGTGCATTATACTGGAAAATGTGATGTGAAAAGAGGTGATCAAGAAACAATCAAAAAAATGTATAATTTACTTAAAAGTGCTGGATTGACAGTGACTATGGAATTAGCTTAAAAAAATCTTGAGTAATAATAGAATACTTTTCAAATAAAGGCATGAATCAGCACATTGTGTCAACAAAAAGAAGGTAGATTCATGCCTTTATACTTCCATAAAGTTGTTGAAGTGCTACCACCTACCATAATTATTGTTTCCAAGAATCTTAGTATTCATATTTCTAAGTTGTTCTGCCATTCTTCTTTTTCTATTCACATCCAATATACTCTGATAATCAGTGATCTCAGTGTATTCAACTTGTTTTAAAATTTGATTCCAGTAGGTTAACTTCTCTTTACTTACAATAGAGTTTGCGTAATCGTCTACCATTTCTCTAAAATCAAACTTTGAAAATACTGAAGCAGCATTTACTAAAGACATAACTGTATCATCGTGCCCTATATCTGCAGCATATCTAATATTACCAGCAGAAGTGATATGTTTAACAAAAGTCGTAATTTCTCGAATATTATCTTCATTGGTAACAATGAAATTTTTCTTTTCCATTGCTTCTTGATAATCCTTTACTAACATATTTTTATTCTCACCAACTTTTAATCCAACTTTTTCTTCAGGTGAATCTGCTCGATGTTTATACCTAAAAAATATACTAGAACCATAATTATTTTTTCCTTCAAAGACGTGAGGTAAATGTGCTAAGAATTCATTACCATAATTATTTAATTCTAAAACAACTTTGAAATTCTCATAATCAAAGTATTCAAAAGCTAAAAGATAAAAAATCTCTGCTAATTGTTTAACAGAAGCGTAATTACATCTATAAATTCCAATTTGTTCTAAGCAGAAAAAGTCTGCTAAATGTGTATACTTAAATTTCTGTGATTCAATAACATCATCTGATTTTTCCCTAATTTTGAAAATATTAATTATCGAATAATCTTGACCTAACCCTTCAGAAATATCGATAGAGATTGTACCCTTTACAGATTTTCTTTGTTCAGGTAAAAAGACATCCTCGTCATCAATCCATTTCAAATCACCATAAGAGAATTTTAACTTTTTATCTAACTCCTCAATGTCCCTATAAATAAAAGGTTTTTTATTATTTAATAGATGTTCTATAATATTCTCATTAAGTAAAGATCTTGTAGCGTTTATAAATCTTAATCCATATTCTTGATTGAAAGCATCCTCACCACCAATATCTTTAATAGCTTCTTCTTTCCAAGTCGTAACTTCAGCTATAGAATGTATAGAAATTTCTCTATCTTCTTTTCGGACAATAAATTTTTTAACATCTATATCCGAGCAATTTTCATTATTATAAATGTAAATAACATCCTTTGTTAAATCTGGTATGAATTTCATTTCAACCTTGGTAATTTCAGAAAATTCTTCAATAACTTGATTAAAAACTTCTTCTTTTGTCAATCCGTTTTCATAAAGTCTATGATTATTTAATCTAAAATATGTAACAAATCTACCCGGGACTTGGTACCAATAAACCCTCATTGCCTTATAGTTATTCTTCAAAGGATCACCCTCAGGTCTCTCAGCATTAGTCAATAACTTATAGAATAAATTCATTCCATTTGGTGTTGAAGTGATAATAATCTTTGAATTTTCAATTGCAGATACGGTTGGAAAGGCAGCAGTATAATAAGGCTCAATAATATTAGATGGAATATGTGCAAATTCATCAAGGTAAAGAAAGTCAATGGTAAAACCGATTGCTGGAGTTTTACTTCTTGCTGAAGATTTTATTCGACATCCATTTTCAAAAATGATAGATTGTTGATTCCAATTTTTAATACCGGATTTTAGAAAAAATGGTAATTGAACATAAATATTTTTTATTTTATCAATAATTTCAATTGTAGTACCCCTGATATTCGCTACAATCATAATATTCTTATCATTATTGAATGTAATGAAGTGTAACATAGTAATGGCAGCATTGATTGTATTGTGACTCAATATACCATTTGTGAAAAATCTGTGTTCCGGATGATCGATACTCAGGTCAAACATGGATTGTTTTCTATTCATCCTCTTCACAGTCTTAACAGCTATCAACCCACAATCGGTATGAACAAAATCGCCTATTTTCAAATCTTTGACAAAAATTTCTTCAAAATCTTTGTCAAATAAAATATGATTATCCGCTGCCTCTAAAAAATAACCATTCTCAAGACTAACAAAATAAACTCTATAAGGTTGCGTAATATGAATATCAGTACAATCCACAAATCCACTATCAGACAGGACCTTAAAATTCAAATTGGATATTGTATTTAGAATTTTTTTCGAAACATCTTCTTCGTCCAAATCTCTCTCTCTAAACTCAATTTTTTCTATGATTTCAATCAGAAAGTAAATAAATTTTATTAATATACGTCTTATAAATTCTTTCACTGTGAGTAGATTATTTTTTTTAAATTACTTATCTCTTTTATAAAGGAAGTATTCATTTTCATTAAATATTGCTTAATTTCAAATATTTTCAATAGTCTCTATTTCCAAGAAATGTAAGCATTTGTGTATTATTTCACTTTTATTTTTTTTAAATTCACTATCCCAAATCACCAAAATTTCAAAACCCTTCGATTCAGCAACCAATTTTTTTTGATTATCTCTGTTCCAAATTTCTTTGGAGGAAAAACCAAGTTTTTTATTAAACGGGTGTGGATAATCATTCTCAGAAAATCTATTCGGATTTGCATGATAATTATCACCATTATATTCTATAATCTTCTTCCTATTTATGTCAACGAAATCATAAGAAAAAAAAGAATCAGATGTATTGATAAAATATTCTTTATTCTTGGTAGCAAAGTAAACTTCCATTAAATCAGATTTATTTTTATAATAGGTAATTATTTCATAAAATAATTCTTGACTTATACTCGAGTATCCACATTTTAAATTTCCATTTTCCAATAGATTTTTTTGCCATTTACTTTGTCTTTCTGACCATCTTTTATGACCTTGTTCCTCACCATACTTTTCAATACACTTTTCGAGACTGAATGTTTTTTGTCTATCGGATAATAGCTTAGTTGCATCTTCCTCACTAAAACCCTTCTTGATGTAATATTCTTTTTGTGTTGAAGTTATTCTATCTTTTAAACTTTCTTTAACAAATTTACTAATGTGATCCTCTTTATTCTCAATATCAAAATATCCAATAAACTGTTTTGAAAATGGACTTCTCGACTTTCTTTCCTGTTCTGTTGTTCTGCTTCTATGATTTGGATTTTTCTCACCCAATACCTTCTCACGGAACATTTGTTTGTATCTATCCTCTTTCATGTGCTTACCTGAATTCAAAGTAGTTTTTTTCATATCATTTTTACACATAATTGGAGCACCAGGAAACATTTCTTTATACTGTTTAGAAGTGATTTTGTGATTAACAGTAAAATGTTTACCGTACAATCTTTTATGTCGACCACCACAAATTCTACAAGTCACCAAATCATCATTATCTTCAATTAGAATTTTTTCCATAAAAATTTTATTTTTATATATTAAAATTTTATGGCTTCCTGCCTAATGAGAAAAGGGAATTGTACAAAAATATTTTAATTTTTTCGAGAATCGTTAATTTTCTTTCTTTTCTCAATAAATCATAATATATTTTACCAATTCTTTCTAATTTACCATCTTCCATTTTACACAAAGTGTTGAAATTAAAGCATTTACCCACTTGCCGGCTTGCGCATAGTATTGAAAATCTGTTTTTTGTATATAAATCTAATATTCCTTTTTGGTAGTCTCTTAGTTTTATATTACTAACAGATCCATCTTCGGTTTTGACTCTACAATATTTTTCAGCAAAATATTTAATATCTAATTTACATTTTATATACTCTTGAATTTCATCTTCGCTTAATCTAAATGTTATACCTGATCTTCTAACCCCGATTTCATTTTGAAACCATGGATTTTGAAATCTTTTAACAATCACACCATCGTTAATCTTATTAGTCACTTCTTCGACTAATTGAGTATCAAAAATTATTTTTCTTTCTTCTTCTTGTTTTTGAGCAACTTTTGCCATATAAAACCTTATTTTTTTGATATATATAAGAAATTTCAATTTTCTTACAGATATGAATAAAAAGGAAGAGAAAATAAACGACTTACAATCTGAGTTTAACAGAATTCAGGAAGAAAATAAAGACTTGGATGTATCTAAATATTTAGCTAAAAGAGAGGATTTACCTGATTTAGGTGAGATTCAAATCTATGATTATGATGCTGATATTGAGGATTCTAAAACACAAGCGGGTGAAGTTTTGGAGTCTCTAGTGGATTTATATCTGGGTGATAACCCGGGTGTAATAAAACATCCTTACATACAGAATAAGATGAAAGAGGATGCGCAAGTTTATGCTGACACAATATTCTTACAAAAAATGACTCGTAAAAACTTTTTAACTCAGTTAAGACAGGTAGATAATGGTGATAGTTCTGCGAGAATGCACGAAGTAGTAAATCAATCGATATCACAAATTCGTGAAAATATTAAATTCTCACAAAATCAAAGAACTGATTTAGAAAAATTCTATAAAGATATGAGAAGAGATTTTGGTATGAATGAGATAGCGGAATCAAACGAAGTCAAAAATACTCAAACTGAGGAAACTGAAGATAAAAAGGATGGTCAAATTTTTGATAGTCGTAGTCTTAATAATATGATCGATACCTATTTGAAGAATAAGGACTAAAACAATTTATTTTTAATTTTATTTGTAATTGAGTAACCTTCAAATTTCTCAATAAAACTTGATAGTTCTAAAATAACTTTTGTGGTTTCTAATCTATTATAAATGTTATCGTTAATTTTATTAATTATTATTACTGGTTCTAGCTCTTTAATATTTTCCTTTATTAAATCCTTTATACCATTTCTGGTATTTGAATAAAGTAAATTAAGCATTGGATTTACTTCCATTTCTAATTGAAGTGTGTCAATCTGTTCGTCATAATAATATAGTTTATTATATTGTGTAATTTCTTCTGTTGAGAAGGATTGTCCAGAAGTTTTGAAACCCACTAAATGTTGTAGAAAAAGTCTCAATTTTTTGAATCTAATAGTGTCATCGTCAATGTTATAGAATGTATCACTGATATAGTAGAAAGATTTTACTTTCATACCGCTCTTTAATAGTTCCTCCTTTAATTTTTCTACAATTACCTGGTAGTTTTTTTTAGTTTGCTTTGAGCAGATTATGAAAATTTCAGGTTGTGTATTTTTAAGAGTCAATAAAGTTTCTAAATTGAATTCAAATTTCAGTTCTTCTACAACTGATTTATTATAAAATTCCTGTAAAGAGATTGCTAAATTAGCTAAATCTGTTTTGAATAATTTAGCTTTAATTTTGATTTGATTATATAAATCGGTTGGTAACCAAAAGGTTCTACCGTTAAATTCTATTTTATTTCCTTGTTTTTTATAAATACCATTTTCCAAAAGATGTAAATCAGACTTGGAAATCTTCATAATTGGTACTTTCGGATTACGTTTATCTACAATCCATGCATTGCCTTCTACTTTAACTAGGGTATCGATGTCAAAAAAATGTGCTTCCATATTTTCTATATATTAAAAAACCCACCATATTTTTTGGTGGGTTTTAATTTTATCTTACAAAGTTTTTTCTTAGTGCAAATTCGTATAGAATTGGTAAATTTAATTTTTTTGTAAATCCTCTTCTTACATCATCATAAGTTTTAGATTTTTTTAATATTTCTATGATAGTGAATCCAAATTCTTCTTGAAAGTCCCACTCACATTCTATCCAATTTTTATTGAAGTTTTTGAGTGTTGTCCATTCTAAGTCACCTCCAGTCAACCAATATAGAGCTCTTCTGGGTTCTACCTGTTCAATATTTTCTGTAATAATATTTTTCCAAATTTTATCATTTGCCATATCAGGTTCTCTTAGCATTATTGAAATTGCTTCGGCTAAATCACTTGTGATTACTTCACCAAATTCGAATAAAGTTTCTTGAGAGTTCATTTTGGTAATTTTAAAATCTTTTGGATTGTTTTGTAGCTTTATACTACTCTCTCTGAACTGGTTTTTCCTTTTCATAGGATGAAAATTGTTTTTTATATCTAAATCAATTTTATTCCACTAACAAAATTTCCATAAAAATTACCGCCTTCTAAGATTCCATTTTCAAAATTGCCGTGAAATTCTCCACTCTTGAAAATACCATAATACCAGTCACCGAAAAAGTAACCATCATGCCATACCAGAGTTTTGTTTTTGATTTCGATTTTTGCACACTCGATTTCTGAATCGATTAACCATTGCATCTTTTCCTTCTCGAGGATTCTATTGATTTTATAGTCACTATAAATTTTTTCGTCATTGTAAATAAGCTCTGAGAATCTCATATCACTAAAGTTTAATATTATAATCTTATATATCAAGATAATTTGGGATTAAAAAACTAATATTAGAAAATTTTCAAAATTTACCGGAATTCAAAATTAAAAATAAAAAATATGTGTTTGAACTGAAATTATTCAATTAAATCAAAATTTTTATTTTTTAAAGAAATCAAAAATAATATATACTAAAAATTTAATCAAAAAATTAATGAGATATTTAAAAAATAGAAATGATTTTCTAAACAAAGAAATAAAGTTAGAAAGCTCTAATATACAAGAATATTATAGTGGTTCTCAATTAGTAAGAGAAACGTTAGAAAATCAAATCACTTGGGGTGGATCTTTGTTGGGTAGGCTTATAAACTCTTTTATTAGAAAGTCTAAGATTTATGCAAAAAGTTTACGAATTAATAGTGTAGTATCTCAAGTGGAAAATGAACTTAATCAATTAATTGGTGATTTGGTAATCGAGGGGGAAAACAATAAGAGAAAAATTGAAAAATTAAAAGTAATCAGTCTTCTAACAGAAGTTTTCAACGTTGTATCAAGTGACGCTAGCACTAATGAAAAGTGTACAACTTTAATAGGAGATGGTAAAGATGATGAAGATGGGTTATTGAACGATTGTATCAAATCTGTCGAACAAATCAAAGAAGAATATTTACCAGAAAAGGACGAGCTCCTAAAAAAATTGATTGCATTTAGAGATGCTCTAAAGGAAGTTGAATTTGAACCAAAGGAGGGTGAAGAGGAAGAAGGAGGGGAAGATGAAGAGGGAGATAGTGAAGGAGGAGATAGTGAGGGAGGTGATGGTGAAAGTTCAAATATAGACCCATCAAAGATGAGTGGTGGTGATTTAAAGAAGAATCCTGAACTTAATTTTTTCTGGCAAGTAACTCAAATTTTTAAATCACTTATATCTATTAATGCTATAATTCAGAATAAAAGAGTCTTGATAGAGGGTGATACCCAAACAAAAAAAGATAATATCCAACCTGGTAAAGAATACATTCATACCAGTAAAAATGGTAAAAAACTCCCTACCTTAGCAATCTCAACAACCAATGTTATATCTGCTGGTCTGGATAAAAAATGGTTAACTAAAGATGATATCAAAGGGAATCAAATAGGTAAAGATAGTACATTTGTTGCCTTTAAAGATCGGAATGATAATTACACATCTGCTTCTCCCCAAAAATCAGTATATACAAAAAATTTATCCAAAAAGGAGAGTTTCTATTTTGAAAACGAATCACTCCCGATTTATGAGAATGTGGAAGTGATAAGATTGACAGAGATTCATTCAAAAGCATCTTGGAGGAAAATATTGAATGCAGCAAAAACTGTGAATTTGCCGAATTTAGTAAAGTTACTTCAAGAATTGATTGATATGTCAAAAGAAGGAGAAAAACTAAATAAAAATGTTCAAATCGCAATAGGTAAACAAATTGTTCAAAATAGTGAAAATGTTGGTAAGCCCCTACCATTTGAAGCACTAATAAAAGAAAAATACGGAGCTATCTCAAGTAGATATAGCGAAGTACCAAAAAATATTTCATTACTTTTGAGAGTAATGGTAGGTCTAAAAGAAGATTTAGGTTTGGTAAATACATTCGGTGAAGCTGGGAAATCCATCAAAAAAATCATTGAGTCCTATAGTCAATTAAAAGAAATCTATCCTAATTTACCTAAAAAAGAAAAAGTTGTAGAAAAAGATAAAGAAGGTCAAAAGAAAGAAAATTATTCTAAAGTTCTTGATTATCGTAGATTCAGGTTATTTGAAGAAGCGGATACTGATGATGTAGAAAATGAAATATTAGAGTTATGGTATGAATACTTTGAAGAGGGTGAGGAAAAAGAATGGAAAGTTGATGTAAAAGAAATTAATGAATTAAAAGATAGTGTGGATGAAAAAGTAGAAGATGTTTTTCCAATAGGTAGTACCGGGGCAAGAGATAGAATAATTCGTATAGTAAATCTTTTTGGTAAAGCATATAGGATGTATGCAACAGACTACATACCTTCTGGAAGACCAGAAGGAAGGATTTCATTGAAGACATTTAGAGAATATACTTATATAGGGGGTGCTAGTAATGTACCGGATTGGGGTGCTGATAAAACTCCTGGTCCAGGACCTTGGGCAGCAATAGCTGTATTTGATAAATGGCAAGACGGAATAATGGGACTGTTAGAGAAACCAAAATATAGAAAAATATTAGCAAATGCAAGATTCTTGCCACCAGGTGTAGGTCAATTTGGTTCTGGTGAAACTAAAGGTAGAGATTCTGATAGAGGTTACGGTGCTGAAGGAGGCGATGAAATAATCAAGAAGATAAGAGCTGGTAGATCACTATTAGATTTTATGAATGACTTATTAGCCGGTGAGGGCGATTTCAGAAAACAACGAAAGAAGATTATTAAAGAATATTTTGGAGGAGCAGATGCTGTAGATATAGATAAGGAGACAGCAAGTGAAGCAGACAGATCATCATTTCTTAATACGAATAACAGCGAAAAAGGGGAAAAGGATACGGTTTCATTCGAACTTTGGAGTGGAAGTCTAAAGAGGGGATCAAGAATAGAATTAAAAGATTTTGCTAATGGTGGAATTTTCGATAACGAACTTATTAGAATTAAGTTTAAGGAAAATGCTGGTGAGGTAAATCATATGATTATGTATTTCTTGGGAATACTTTCAGATTCCGGTAAGAAAGGATTAGTTTTTAGATTTCACTTTACCAAAACTGGTAAAAAGACACCCCTTGTGTATAATTATTTAAAGGATAAAATTGTAGCTAACGAAATCAAAGTTGAATCTTCGATAGAAAATATTAAACAAGAAATTCAAGTAGGTGTATTGAATTTGGATGAGAAAAACATTTCAACTGGGAAAAATTTAAAATTCAAATACGCAGAATTGATAGGTAAAAATCAATGGGGTCAAATAAGTGAATTGAATTTGACGATTACCGAAATATCTGCATTGGCAAAAAATACGGATGGAATCAAATGGGAAGCTATGAAAATCACTCAAACTGTACCTTTTAAAGAAGATATTGACAGTGCTAAAAGATTATCAGGAAAATTAAAAGACTTCTTATAATGATACTAACTTTCGAACAGTTTATAAGTGAAAAGTTTATTCCACAACCTGATGATTCTATAGTAGCAGCATCGGATAAAAACTTTGCAAATGATGAAGAGCAACTCATCGCTAAGTTTAATAGCTATAAAGTTGATATAGAAAACATCTATAAATCATATTTCAATGAAAAGGATTTACAAAATAAACTATTCAATAAAGGTTTCATTGTGAATAAATCAGCTGATCCAAAAAAGAAAAATTTCAAAAATAAATATTTAGGAAAATGGGCAAAAATTTGTAGCTTAAAAAGACAATTAGAAGATTTGGAAGAGATTATCAAGGGAAATCAAGATGATATTGAGAATTATAAAAAAACAATATCTGATAACAAGGGTAATCAGAGTATTCTCGATTACACCGGTGACAAAATGGGAAATACCAATGATAGAATAGAAAAAAATTCTCAAAAATTTAAAGAAATAGAAAAAGAAATTTTTGATTTAGATAGAGAACTCAAAAAAGAGTTTGAATTGATGAAAAGAAAACATAAAGAAAATGAAATGAGGCTTCGAAAAGAAGAAATGATAAAAAGGTCTAATCCAGTTAGTGAGGATGAATCAACAAAAACTGAGGAAGAAGCACAAAAAAAGTAATAAGTTATTCAAAAAGTAGAAAAAATATGTTTTTTACTTTTTATATATACTTAAAATAAAAAATTAATGATATATTATGGCGATTCAAATTGGTAAATACAAAAGACCAGGTATCTTTATAGAAGAATTCGACAACTCGATTATTGTTACACCAACAGTAACAGGTACAACAACATTTGTGGCTGGTTTTTCAAGAAAGGGTCCTGTAAATACACCAGTATTATTACAGACTGCCCAAGACCTTGAGAGAATTTTCGGTACAATTGACAGAAACTTGGAAAGAAAAGGTTCTTTCTTCCATAGAACAGTTGGTAAACTTCTGGAATCAAATCCAGTTTTTGCAATGAATCTTCTTATCACATCAGATACTTTAGATACTTTAGAGTATAAATCAGTCTCTACAAGATCAGATAAATTCAATGACATAATCAGAGAAGGTGCTTATAGAAGATTCTTTGATACAACTGGTTTCTGGAAAAGAGATACAGACGCCTTCATCAACTTAGTTAGTGATGATCTCGGGGCAGATGATAGACTTCTCTCATTTACTAATATGTCAGATAAATATATTACAATTTTTGTTTTCAAAACTAAATTAACCGGTTTCGATAGACAAATAGTTGAATATTATGGATCTGCAGACAAAGTTCCATCATATTTAAACCCAGCTGATTACGCATCTGACTTTATGGTAGATGTTGTAGTTGTTGGTGGTGATTGGTCAAATTATACAGAACTTAGTGTTGATAGCAAATGGGCACAATACTTCTCACCAGATGGTTTAGATAAAACAAAAATTAGAGATTTCGCTAATGATAGAAATGTTAACCTATTAGGTTACTATGAAGGTCTATCATTGATACCTTTCTTTAGAGATAATAATGGAAGAAATATCTTTATCGAAACTATAATTAATAACGATACAGATAGAACTGGACTTTTCTGTGCATTTGATATGGACAAATTCGAAAAGGATTATACAACTGGAATGGTTGACTTAATCGGTAATAATTTAGTACAAGCTAATGGAATTCTCAACAACGGTCAATTCGATTTGGAGTTTCTTTCTTATAGAACAAATATTTTAGATTTAGTAGATTATGCTCAAACACCTTTAGACCAAGCTGATGGTACACAACAGGTATTTGCATTTGGACCTTCAGCCGCAACATCAGGATCATTAGGTAAACTAACTTCTTGGGGTGATACAACAAGAACATCTTGGTACGCAGAAGACTTTATTGAGGGTGTAGAATATGATTTGGGTTCAGAAGTTTTCGGTAGTTCACAATCTATTACAATTGGATATACTCTGAATGGTAATATCAACTTGGGTGTATACTCTGACCAAGTTACACCTTATACAGTTGTAAGTGGTACAAAATTAGATATCACTTTAAATGGTGCTACCTTCGGTCTTGGAACATTGTCAATTGCGGCATCTGCGTTTACTCCATCAGCAACAACAGCTTCTTATACATCAGTAGTTCACATTGATTCTACAACTGGTGAAATTAAATTGACTAATGGTGGATCGAATTTACCACCAACTCTACCAAATAATGATGTTGTTCTAAATTACTTTACATTTAGTATGGCTAATGGATTATTTATACCAAATACAGTTACAGTTAACGATATTGGTATACTTTCACCGGAAGAACCAGCAGATTTAACATTCACATTCAATGGTGCTCCTACAGCATCAGGTACAACAGTTAGTTTCTTCTATGATGGAACTTTAGTTAGTACACCTGTAACTTGTGCCACAACAAGTTTAGCTGATTACTTGCAAGCAATAATTACCGATATAGTTTCATTGACACAATCTTTTGGTGTGACTCTTTCAGCTTCACAAAGTATTATTTTCTCTGCACTTCCAGGTACATACGATACTTACAACGGATTCCCAATAAGTTTAACATTCTCTAATGATTTAGGATCTAATATAAGTGTAGTAACCTCACTAAGTCAATCATTTAGTGGTGGTGTGGGTGTAGGTTATAATGCACTAGACTTCGGTCCTTCAGGTGACTATGATATAACAAATCTAGGATCAGGAAAATTTAAATTTGAGTTTTTAAATAGTAGTGGTAGTGCACCAACAACGGCTTATGAAACATGGAGAAAAGTTAGATTGTTTAGAAACATGCTACAGGTTTTAGACTCAAGTGATGTAACCAAATCTACAATGTTAAGTGATATTAACACTCATGAAAAATTCTCTTTGGAAAATGCTAATTTAACAACACCAATAGATGTGGCAACATCTAACAGATCATTTGAATTTACCTTAGGAACTACTTCAGTTCCACAGTCAGTATTAAATGGAAATTTAGTTTTCTATAAGATTGATAATGAGTTGATTTTAGGTCAAAATGGTTTACAAACTAAGACATCAGAAGCTTCGGCGACTGCTTCGGGAGTTGTAGCTAAATATTCTACACTTTATCAAAACTTTGAAAACGGAAGTATCAATACAGGCGACTTCTTCTACAAGAATCTTATTGAAACTAGATATCCAGAAAGTCCAATTAGAGTTGTATTCCAAAATGAGGGTACATTTAGCTATGTTGTATTTAGTGATATACAGTCTTGGAGTGTAAATTACAACGACTACATATCTGTGTATGGTGCGGTTGAGAACACGGGTGTACTACAAATAGACGACAATACAAATTACTATAATACTTTAGTAGATCCATCAACAGGTACTACATATTCTTCTCAATATACAGCATACAGAGTTGTTCAAGATGTTGTAAATGAGGATTTATCAAATGTGGAATTAGTATTCAATAGAAATGAAGATGGTAAAGTTTATTTAAAAATGTTTACTACATCGTCTGGTGACCTAACAGTAGATTTTGTTGATGATGACTTATCAACTGTTGTTCCTATTAACATTGACGAAAATACTAAATTTGTTGTCAATAGTAATAAAACAAATTATAAACAAACAGTTGAAATTGAGGTACCGACTGGGTATACTCAAGTACCAAATAAAATACTTGTAAAAGGCTCTAGATATACAGAAATCAAGATTGGTGATTATTTAGAAGCCTATGTAGATCCATCTATCACTCTCGAACCAGGTGAAGTTACAAGAAATATCACTAAGATTGTAAGTAAAAGAGCTTACGCTCCAGACACTACACTTGTTGAAATTACTTGTGATGCACCAATTGAGAAATATGCTTTTGGTACAGATTTACAAACACTTAGATATACAACTATTGAAGATTATGTAACAACTTATCAATCTATACCTCTAAAAGGATTTAGAGTAAGAGAAGCATCTATGCCTGATGGTAGTGAGTCTAGACAATCTGCAATTTTAAATTTGATTGCCAAAGGCACTCCATTATTTAAAGCACTTACTAACAAAGAAGCAATTGATTTCAGATACGTGATTGATTCATTTGGTTTAGGATTAGTCGAAAGATCTAAGCAACAACTTGTAGATCTTTGCGGTCAAAGACTTGATTGTTTTGGATTCATTAATATGCCTTCAATGAAAATGTTTAAAAACTCTACTTCTCCAAGTTTTGTTGATTCAGAGGGAGTATTACAAACATCATTCATAGCACAGGGTGGTAATCCTGAATCATCACCAGCGTTTCTTTATTCATTCGGTGATGGTAGAGGTGTAAGTAGTGTAGGTTATTTCCTTCCTTATGTAACAGTAAATGACAATGGAAGACCAGCTGATATAATTCCATCACCATATGTAGCGTCTACTTACTTGAGAAAGATTAACACAAATACAACAGCAATTCTTCCTTGGACAATTGCAGCAGGTGTTACTAATGGTAGAGTCACAAATATAGCTGGAATTGAAATAAACTTTAGTCCAGAAGATATTGAAAACTTGAATGGAGCTCAGATGAATCCATTAGTATTCAAACGAAATAGAGGTTATATCATTGAAACTGAAAATACAGCTCAAACATTATACCGTTCTGCTTTATCATTCATCCACGTAAGAGAAGTACTAATTGAACTTGAAAGAGAACTTTCTGCAATGTTACTTGAATTCCAATGGAGATTCAATACTTCAGATGTAAGAGCAGAAATCAAATTGAGAGCTGACACTATTTGTGAGAAATATGTAAATAAAAATGGTTTATTTAACTATTTCAATAAGTGTGATGAGGAAAATAATACAACTGAGATAATCGATAATCAGATTGGTGTTTTAGATACTTATGTGGAACCAATTCGCGCGATGGGTGTGATTGTCAACAACATAACAATTCTTAGAACAGGTGCTATTGCAGCTGGTGGTTTCCAGAACGCATAAAATAGCCTCAAATATCAAAACCCACATAGAGATATGTGGGTTTTTTTATAGAACAAAAATAGGTGTGTTTAATATATATGTAAAAAACAATGTTGTATGAATTTAGATATATTTGACAATCCAGATCCCTCAGGAAAGTTCTACAAAGAATCTTATCTACAAAAAAACTATACAGAAGTATACGATTATATAATCGGATTCTGTAATAAAAATTCAATAGATGTCACTACATCATTCAAAGAAAAAGTTTATTTGTGTATAAATAATTTATGTTCGGTTCCATCTTGTAAAAATAATAATTGTCATAATGTTGTAAAATTTATAAACTCTACATTAGGATTTAGAGATTATTGTTCAAACAAATGTATTTCTTCGGACCCGGAAATTAAAAAAATAAAGGAAGAGAAGTCTTTGAAAAAATGGGGAACCAAAACACCTGCAGAATCAAAAACAATAAAAGATAAAATAATAAAAACAAATCAAAAGAAATATGGAGCTAATTCGGCGATGTGCCTTAAACAAACACAACATAAATCAAAATCCACACTAATAAATAATTTTGGAGTAGATAATCCATCTAAGTCCAAAGAAATTTTAGAAAAAAGAATTGATTCTTTTAAAAAAAGTAGTTTCAAAGAAAATTTTAAAAGTACATCTCTAAGTAAATATGGGGTAGAACATCCTTGGATGTTAAAAAAAATACACGATATTTCAATAAAAAAATTAATTGAAATAAAAAATAAAAAATTAAAAGATAAAATAGAAAGTAGGTTAAAAACCTACAATCAGTATGAATTAATTGATATTGAATTTAATAAATTTAAAAGGAATATTATAATCTTCTGTGGTTTATGTCTAAATAATTTTAACATTAATCGAGAAGACTTTTATATAAGATACAGAGAAAAAACAACTATTTGTACCAATTGTAATCCACACAATTCGAATATATCGGGTCAGCAAGAAGAATTATCAAAATTCATAAGGGAAAACTACAATGGGGAAATATTAAACAATAAAAAGATTATATATCCACAAGAAATTGATATTTATTTACCAGATTTGAAATTAGGATTTGAATTTAATGGATTATGGTGGCATTCAGAAGAACAAAAGGGGAAGCACTATCATAAAAATAAAAGTAAAAAATGTGCAGAGATTGGAATTGAATTAATACATATCTGGGGAGATGATTGGATATACAAAAATGATATAGTGAAATCAATTATTTTAAATAGGATAGGTAAAAACAATTCTAGAATTTTTGCAAGAAATTGTAAAATATCGATAGTTGATAATAAGGAATCTAAAAAGTTTTTAGACGAAAATCACATCTTAGGAAACTGTAAATCTAACATAAAAATAGCTTTATTACAAGATAACAAGATAGTTTCATTAATGTGTTTTACTAAAAATAGAGATAGATGGGAATTATCCAGATTTTGTAACAAGATGAATACAACTGTCATTGGATCATCATCTAAATTATTTAAATATTTTTGTACTAATTATAGCCCAAAAACAATAATATCTTACTCAGATACGTCCTTGTTCACAGGAGAGGTATATGAAAAGATTGGTTTTAAGTTTATAGGGGAATCACCAGTAAACTATAAGTGGGTTATAACTGGGAAGAGGTTACATAAATCCAATTTTAGAAAATCTAGACTTGTTGAAAGTGGATATAGTAGTGAAAAATCAGAAAGTGAAATAATGTTAGAGGATGTTGGTGCCTTTAGAGTTTGGGATTGCGGTTTGAAAAAATGGATATTTGAATCTTAAAATAAAAAAAAACTCAGAAAAATCTGAGTTTTTTTTTATTATTTACCAAATTTACTTGCCATACTGTTCATTGAGTTCATATAGGAACTTGGATTGAAGTTAGGTGTTGATTTTTGTTGTTGGTCTTCTTGTTTTTTACGTTGTTTTTCTTCCTCTTCAGTCAAATCATTCACTATTTTTATATTTTCTTCAAAAATCCAGAAGGGCCACTCGTCGATTGCCCATTCTTGTAAGTGATAATTCTTTTGAAGTAAGAGTTTATTCTTCAATAAACTGTTCAAATGCGTCATGAACAACGAAAAGAGCTGACGGTCCGTCGGGAAATGTCATATCTGTGGTAACCTCCAAACCACAAGTTGCACATTGTTTCTTTAGTTTTTGAATGCCGAAACTCATTTTCTCAACTGCAGAATTTAGGAATTGGAATGAAATATCATCAATTTTTTCATACTCTGTCAATTTTGCTTTGATTCCATCGAGAGTAATCGATGTTCTATCATACAACATGAAAGGTATAATTTTCAAGAAAGAAAGATTTGGTTTTCTTTTTTCGTTATTTTCTTTGACAATATACTCAGTAAAACTTTTTTGTAATCCAATTGTAGGTGGGGCTAAATTGAAGGTTCTTCCATTTTTTACTGAAAATCTAAAGGAAAGTGTTTGTGGATCGAAAAATTTCGCGATTTTATCAGAAACTTCAAATGTTTTGAAATTTTCCCTCTTCAATTCTATTGAAACTTGTTCCCCACAACTACAATTAGCTGCAGATGTAAGAGAAGATCCTTGTTGGAATGTTAACTCACGAATCAAGAATATTAAATAAAATCTATCTGGGTCTTTTATTTCTAAATAGGAACCAACTCTACCATCAATATATTTTATTCTAACACAAGAAGAGAGCATATCATTCATTTTTTCGATGATATCATAGAAGTTATTATCATCTACCATAGAATAAGCTTGTATTTCCTTAACTTGTGCTGGTCTAACTTGTATAGTAGTACCGGGTGGATAGAAAATACCAGCAGGGAACTCTTTCACATCAAAAGCAAAATAGTGTAAGTCGGATATTCTTGAGTTATCAACCTGAACTTGAATTTTAGGTTGTGTAGTCGAAGTTGTTTTATTTTCTAAATCTTCTAAGTGTCTTCTAAGATATTCTTCTTCGGACAGGTTTTGTTTATTTTGTTCAGACATGTTTTAATTGTAATTTTTTTGTATATATAAAAAAAGAGTTTTTCTTTCATTTTTTTATAAAAATTCGGTTATTAATTATATAAATTAATGTAAGAAAAGTTATTGTAATAATTAATATTTCAGAATTTAATATATAAAATAAAATAAATCGAAAGGATGGCTTATTGTCAAAATCAAACCTCACTCTGGGGTAACAACAACGATAAAATTATAAAATTTTCAAATTCTAGTATTGTAGCTATAGAAGGTGCAAATACTGTGGAAACTCAGTTACTTTCTTCCTTAGCTATCAAATACTCACAGATAAGTAGAGCAAGAGTTACACTTAGACCAGGACAAGCTGATTATCTATTAAACTATGGTGGATTAGGTGATGGTATTTCTTTTATTTCAATTGTTGCAACTTATGACACAAAATCTAAAATAGAAGCAGATAACTATGTGCAATATGCTTTTCATAATGACTTGACTAGACTTCGTTCTTTTTGTGAAATAATGGTACTAACAGGAAATTCAACAAATTTAATTCCTCAAATTTATTTAACTAATCCTAATGGTAATTACCCGGTAATGTTAGATATTTTAGTTGCGAGTAAAAGTGACCAATATAATCCATTTGTTGATATAATTAACCAAACAGGAACTTCATTTGTTGGATTAAGTTATTCATCTATCAAAACGCATGTTATCAATGATTCAATAAAGGTGGTGGATTCTCAAAATAGACCTCTAATATATTTACAATTAGCTAATATCAACTCTGTCGAAAGAACTGGTTTAATACTAACAATTGATGATCAAAGTAGAGGTGAAGTCTTTCTAAAATTTGGCGATACTTATTCAGTAAACCAAGGTTTCTCATTAATAAATTATATTTTAGAAAATCCAAATGTAAATACCAATACGCTATCACCACTAACTGATGATATTGCACCAATAGTTTATTTCTACAATCAAGTAGTAGGTACATCTTCATACATCGAATTCAATGGTGCAACTGCAGGTCCTTATAATACATCTTCAGGAAATACTTTCTCAACATCTATGAGTTTGGGTACATTTGGTACAATTTCTAATAATTTGTTGGTGGATGTCTTAGTTGGTTCTGTTTCAGATGCCAGAGATGGTTTATTTACCATTACAGGATCGAATCTTGTTATTACTAAAGATTCTGCCATTTATACTTCTATAACTTCATCTGGAACTTATAGTGTAGAATTTACGAATATCAAAGACTTGGCTGAAAACTCAATAAGTGGAGTTAAATTAACACTTACTATAACTGCATAAAAGATATGGCTTATAATATAGATAATTTTGTTAAAATAGGTGAAAGAAATTTACAAATTATAGATAATAGTGGAACTGCTAAGTATTCTATTAATCCCTATCAAATCTTGAACATTCTTCAGAATAATAATTTATTAAAAATAAATTTAAAATCAGGTAAACTAATAACTTTGGATTTTCAAAGTTCTACTGAAGCATTAGAATCTGTCTTAACACTTCAAGGAATAATTGATGATTTAGTGACAATTACACCGTTTACTATTGATAAGGCAGTAGAAAATTGGGTAGAAGACATACACACCATAAGTCCAACAAATGAAGTACTAACTATTTTCGGAGATTTATTGCCCGGAACCACATCTACTTACAATATAGGCTCACTTGACTATGAATGGCATACTTTATATGTCGGCTCACAATCATTGGTGGTTGGAGGTGTAACTCTGTCAAGTGCAGATGGTTCAATCGTTGTAAGTAGTATAAATTTAGGCACAGAAGTTTCTCCTGTGCTATTAACTACTGATGGTAGTAATCTATTGATAAATGGAACGTCATCAGTCGGTCCAGCAGGAGAAATGGGAGCAACAGGTCCAGCAGGTGCTACTGGAAATGATGGTCCAATCGGTCCGACAGGTGCTACTGGTAATGACGGTCCGACAGGTGCTACTGGTAATGATGGTCCAATCGGTCCAACGGGTAATGATGGCCCAATCGGTCCAACGGGTAATGATGGCCCAATCGGTCCAACGGGTAATGATGGCCCAATCGGTCCAACGGGTAATGATGGCCCAATCGGTCCAACG